CAGTGGCAAATGGAGCGATTTCAGGAATCGGAGACTAACTGGTACTGGTCCAAGTTTGCGGGATACGAAAACCATCAGTGGGATGGAACACCGGACCCCTTTGCTACCGCTATCAATGCATTGGCAGAGCGCAAATGGGTCGGGATTGAATCAGGTACTTCAACCGGTAAAACATTTATTCTCCCAAGAATAATTTACTGGTTCCTCGATGTTTTTCCTAACTCACTGGTGGTAACTACTGCGCCAAAAAAAGAACAGTTGAAAAGAATCTTGTGGATGGAGATGGCCTCAGCATTTGACAAGTTTACCCGAATCAGGACCTTTGCGGAAATGTTAACACTCTCACTGGTGGTAGATAGTCGAAGTAAAAAAGCGCAAAACAGTTTTACCCGAACCACTGAATACGATGTAGGCCATGAGGCTATTGGATTTGTCTCACAGGTTGGTGCCGGTGAAGAATCAGCTACAAAGATGCAAGGATTCCACAGGGAGAATATGCTTTTCGTATTGGAAGAATGTGCGGGTTTGCCTCCCGCTATTATCAAAGCAGTAGAGAACACCTCCACTGCTGAAAACAATCTCGTTATTGCGGTTGGCAATCCGGACTCGCAATTAGATGCGCTCCATCAGTTCTGCGGATTGAGCAAAACAGTTCATATCACTATCAGTGCTTACGATCATCCGAACATCGTTCTTAAACAATCTCTAATCCCTGGCGCAGTAACCGTTTCCAGTATTGACTTCCGAAAGGAAGAATACGGGGAGGATTCTCCTTTTTATAAATCTCGTGTGAGAGGTATTGCTCCCACTGAGGCGGTTGACAGCTTATTCAGGAACGCATACATGGAGCAATGCAATGTTAACAATCCGGAGGCTTTTATTGGCGGGGATATCAATAGAGGTAAGGAATTCCAAAACGCTCTCGGCATTGATGTCGCAAACTCAATAGATGGAGACAAGGCGTGTTTGGCATGGGGGACCGGAAACGAACTCAATATCTTACACGAATTCCATTGTCCTGATGCCAATTACCTTGCGTATAACATCATGTACGAAGATGATACCCTGCGGGATATGGCACGAAATAAGTTCTTTGAACATGATATTGTTTACCGGACCAGTAAATTAGCGAACCATCAAATTGCTCACTGGAATATTGGCGTTGATGCCGTTGGCGTAGGGGTTGGAACGATCAATACTTTCAGGGATAACCATATCAAAGTAATCGGTTTACAGGGTGGCCAGTTGAAGAAAGTTATTCCGGTTGACAAATCTACCTCAACACCCTTGTACGAATATAACTCGCTGCGCTCTCAAATGTATTTTACCGCAATGTTGGACATGAAAAAGGGAGAGATCAGGATTAACCTCCCCCCGAATGTTTACAAGGCATTGAAACGGGAGTTATTGGTAGTCTCTTATTCGGTTACTGGCGGGAAGATAGGAATAGAGGGAAAAGACGAGATCAAGAAAAAACTCGGGGGTAAGTCTCCGAACATGGCCGATGCGTTCGTTTACTGGAACTGGATGCGGAAGAACTATTATAGACCGACTCGAGATTTACCTTTTGGGTAAACCAGTGGTATCAGATTGTTCATAACTATTTTTGATATAGGTCAAAAATAAATGAGAAAAAACTTGACAATCGACAAAAGATACTGTACTTTTGCATTGAAATTATCAAACGAAAAACGCAATGAACAATCAGAGAGTATCCGTAGAATCAAAGGTTTTCAGGAAAGTTGATCGCCTGTATCCTGATAGTCAGGTAGCGATTGACTCAGCTTGGAAACAGGGAGAGGGATGGGTCCCATTCATTGATCTGTTCCCGAAGATGGGTTACCTGTATCTCGTCACATCATTGATAGGGAGGCTCGGAGAACTTGGATATACGAAAGTGTGCTTGGAGATCACTCGAAAAAACAACCTTGTCATAAGGTCCGATTATACCATCAGGGAGTTAGCAGCATAGCTCCCTGAAATTTTTTTGTTCTCTATTTTGATAACCTTAAAAACAAACATCATGTCAAAACAGATCGTGACTATAAATAGTAAAAACCATCCTGATGCCGGTAAGGTTTGCGGGTGTGGCCATGTGATATACTGGACCACTCGTTACGGTTATCGGTGCCATTGTTCAAATCCACAACCGAAGAATCCACAACCTAAAAAATAATATTATGACCACAGATCAGAAAGTAAAGAGAGTTATCCAACTGGATAAAAAAATGAAAAGTTTACAAGAACATAAGGCTCTCATATATCGTTGCGGGTTGGCAAATAACGGAAAGGGATACAAACCGGAAGATGATACGATTTATATGCAAATCCTGAAAAAGATTGAGAGGGTTGAGTCAGAAATGGCAGAACTATTACCGGAAGATCAAAGTTAACCAACATAATTATTCACCTAAACACTTACCATCATGGCAAAAAAAGAGATTGAAAGCACAGTCAACACACTGGAAAAGTACACTAAATCCAGTGTATCCACGCTGAAAAAGATCACCGGAGATGTCGCTAAATTGAAAAGCGATTGCTCCGCACTGGTCATTGTTGACATTAATGACAAAGCGGGGTATGAAGCGGTTGACAAGGCAAGGAAGAATGTCAAGTCTATCCGCACCGGAGTAGAGCGCAAACGCAAGGAACTGAATGAACCCGCTCTCTCATTCCAAAGAGACCTCATGGCCGCAGCAAAACAGTTAACCGAATTATTGACACCGATTGAGAGTGACCTCGAGGCGAAGATTAAAAAGATCGACGATGAAAAGGAAGCGATCAGGTTGGCCGAAATTCAAAAGATCAGTAACCGCACGAACCAGTTGTACAAACGGGGGATGACATTCAATGGAGAATACTTCGCATACAAAGGCATGATCATGTACCCTGACAAAATCGGTTTATTCACTACCGAAGAATGGGATAACTGGATTTCTGTCCTTGACAAGCAGATTGAGGCCGATAAGGAACCGGAACCGATCTTTCCAGTATTCACACCCGAACCGGAGAAGATCGTTCAGCAGAGCGCACCGAATGAAGAAATTGAGATGCCGAGAGGTAGCGATTTTCAGGCAAGCGATTTCCGTAAACCAGTTGACGAGATCAAACCGGCACCCGACTTCACGCCAACGATCACTGAATACAAAGGCTTATGGTGCGATGTTTACCGGAACACCGGAATGGATTGTACCGCAAGGGGGTCCAGTTCAAAGCACGATCAACTGTTACTGGTGGGAGAGGGTATCCCGCAGATCTTCACTGAGACGAATCCCGCAAAGGTTGTTAAACTTGAATTCATGAATGTAGGCGTAAAGGGAGCCATCACTATTGAGGGAACCGCAGTCCGGATTAAATCTCCGCACCCTTATGTAAAACCGCTCTCCATTGATTCAGGAACTCACTCCATGTTTGGCGGGAATTTCCTTTATACCAGTGATAGCCGTTTTCCAAGTGATCAGCCGATCGCTATTCATGACAGAGTTGAAACCGGAGTTTACGACGGGAGGTAGCGATGAATTTCGAGAACAGAGTTAACCATATTGTTCCGGCAGCCGATATTGAATCGGTTGCCAGGGCATTCTTTTCCGGTAACTTTCAGCGCAACGGATATCAGGTAGGTAACATTATCTTTGTGGATGATAGTTCACCATCCGGTACGGGCGTATTAGAGGTTGCCGTGGTCGATCAGACGAGAGGTAAGATTGAGAGTATTACCGTTGGATGGATTAAAAGTGAGGGAGAGGTATTGAGATACTTCAAAGAGTGCATGAAACCTGATGCGGAAGTTGTTAATAAAAATGTGAGGGTACCAGTGCGCTCAACCGATCTAACTGTTGTATCTTTGGAGTGCGGTTGTTGCGGAGAGTTCTTCAAAGATCAATTCGTAAATCAGGTCCGTTTCGATCAGGATACAGGAGACGGTATATGCGATAGCTGCAAGCAGTATTACTCATAAAGGGGTTTAAGGGTATAACCGGAACCGTTGGCGAAGTGGTTTTTTTGTTGTTGCAGATAAGACTTCCCTCCCGCTGGCGTGTTCCGGTTCTGTTTTTACCTCTCTCTCCCGAAAATTATTCTCCCTCTCCCCGAACGAGTTAGATCATTTCTGAAAAGATATTTGAAAAAACACTTGACATTTCATAAAATTGTGTTACCTTTGTCGGAGCAACAATGAAAAAACCAAGTGATATGAAAAAAGCGATCTTAACAATGGGACTCCCCGCAAGTGGAAAAAGCACAGTTATCAGGAATTGTTACAATTTTGATAATCAGTTTAAGAATATCGACCCCGATCAATTCAAGGAATCCCATCCGGACTATAACCCAAAGGACCCGCACGCTCTCCACGCATGGTCACAGATTGAAACCGAAAAAGCATTTTTCCTCTACATGGGTCAGGGAGTTGATCTCATTATTGACGGAACCGGAACCAATGTCGAAAAAATGTATAAATATGTTTCTCTCTTACAGGGTCAGGGATACTTTGTTGAACTGATTTATGTGACCGTTACACTGGAAACATCACTGAAAAGGAACGCTCTCCGTAACAGGAATGTTCCTGAAAACATTGTTCGGGAAAAAGCAGCCACGATCAGCTACGCATTTGAACTGATTGCTCCCAAGGTTGACAAAGTGACAGTAATTGATAATAACAAGTAATAACCCTAAACCCCTTAATCATGGCACGCAAACCTATTACCGAAGAAAGAATGTGGCAGGCACTCGAAAATGATCGTCCTCCCATGAGTAAACGGATGGAGATCGCAATCATCCAGTATCTCGGAACAACTGGCAGCTATTTTGCCGATTCATTCTCCCATGAGGAGCAAGAACAAATGATCGTCAATATCCGGAGCGACTTCCCTCTTATCCATAAAACAAGTGTTGAGGAGGCTTATGACATAGCGGAAAAAGAACAGGAACGGGTTACCGAACTGGAAAAGGAGATCGGCGAGATGGACTTCCAGTTGAACGAAAAAGATCGACTCATTGAGGAACGGGATAACATTATCTCCGGAATCTTCCACGCACTGGTTACCGAATCATGTCAGAGAGAGAGAGAGGGATTAGAGCCAATCCGCTCACTTGAGGAACACTTTACCCCGAAAGAGATAATCAGGTATAAGATCAGTCAGGGATACTCCCTAACGGTATCTGAATTGAGTTATATCAGTGAAAACCTTTAACCCTATAACCCCATGGAAAAAGAGATAACCTACCCCCGCAAGTTTATTCCGGAAATTCAGATCATTGTCACCATGACTGATACCCCCGATGTTTATTATACTCTTAAATCCTCCCAAGATGCGTACGATATGAGTAAGGAAGTGTTCTCGAAATCGGTTATGCTATTCAAAGAGGAGGCATTCATTGTGTGCCTGAGTAAAGCGAATAAGGCAATAGGTTGGTATAAGATCAGCTCTGGAGGGGTCACCGGAACCATCATTGACCCGAAGATCGTTTTTACCCTTGCGCTCAACGCCCCTGGCACTTGCTCAATCCTGTTAATGCACAACCATCCATCAGGCAACTTGCAACCGAGCGAAGCGGATAAGCGAATAACAAAGCAGATCAGGGAGTCAGGGAAGATACTGGATATAACTCTACTGGACCACCTTATTGTGACGATGGATAGCTACTATTCATTTGCGGATAACGGAGAACTTTGATGAAAATTATTCTCCCTCTCCAAGAGGGAGTTACCCTTTACTTTGAAAAATAATTGATAAAATACTTGACATATCATTGTGGAGGTATTATCTTTGTCAACGCAACAACATTAAAACCATAGAAAATGAAAACGACATTCAGCAAAGTAAGAGTTGGCAAATCATTCCTGAAATTTTATGAGGGAGGCCGTTCAATCGTTTGGAAAAAAACCAGTAGAACCGGAGCGGTTATTGAGGCACTGGATTATTACCGGAGTGAGCCCGATCGCAAATGTATCGGTAATGCAAATTCATTCTCCGGATTTGAGCAAGTAGTATTAACCAACTAAATATATGCAACAATGAATTCATCAATGAGAAAATCAGTGACTACAAAAACCGGTAAGTATATACCGATGGGTGCCAGTGTAACGGTTGAAGTTCTGCAAGGCGGGATAGCAGCCGGTATCACTTATGGCGAAATAAAATTGAGAGTGCCGATGGCTGCTATTGGCGCATACTGTATCGGGTTCCTCACCATCCCGAAGTACAAAAAAGCGATTGCGAGATATGACCGCAGGGGAGGGGAGATCGTTCAATCCATGACTGGCGAAACGGTTGAACCTGATGGATATGACAAATACGGAATGCCCTCAGTGTTAATTGCGGGAGGATTCGTATGAGATATACCGCTATCGCATTCAATGGAATGCACAGAGAGTGGCCTATTCCAGTCAATACGGTAAGCGTGTGGATAGGGAGAGAGGTTGAACATATCCCAACACCGGAGAGCATATCTGCGCTCGTTTCGGAAGCGCAAAAGAGCGGGCAAATGCAAATTTACTATGGGGATTATTCTCCCGGCAAGATTGATGCCTTTGATGGCACCCCCTTGTTCACCAACGGACAGGAATCGGTAAGGGTATTACTGGATGAAAACGGAACTGAATTATGGAGACGATTTTAAAACTGGATATATGAGATTTCAAGGATTGTTATACAGGCAGAAAGACGGTTCAATTAACGGCGCAATGGCTCCGGTAATGGCTGCACAGATTATCAGTAGAGAGAACAATTTTCCTATACATGGATTGGTTCGGGTATTATTCGACAATCCGGAAGTGAATAACCGGTATGAGGGTCCGGGCCGTAGAGAATGCCTCACTGGTTGTGACACCCTGATGTTATTGTCAATTTACACGAATTGCAAACAAGTGGTAATGTTCATTGATCAGGGGAGTGATCTCCTACCGATAGGCCTCAAATTTGACAATGACGATGATCTTGCGGTATTAACGCCGATCTATCTAAGGGCACCCTTTGAAGTTAAACTGGATGCCGCAGAGGTTACCGAATTGATCAATTCAGCACTTGCGGAAGATGCATTCAAGTTGAAAGGAGAATCAGTATAAACCATAAAAACAAGCACGATGGCAGCAAAATTCAATTTCGGGAAAACAACCGTAGAACTTGCCGATGGGAGCAAGGTCATTTATGAAACCGCTCGACATACAGTGAGCGTACAGAATCCGCAGGGAAACATTTTGAGTATCATCCATGTTGCGGAAGATTATACGGTTGAGGCATTTTCAAAGTATTGTGACAAGATCGCACAAATGATGTCAACAATGGTTTACCCATGGCAAAACAGTAAACAAATTTCAATCACTTAAAACCGTAAAAATGAACACACAACAAGCACTCGAATTATGTACCGTAAAGGGTAACACTATTCATCCCCCACAAGTCCAGTTGGACAGGGAGAGTTACATGGCACTGAAAAGCGCACTGGTCAAATCCGGTGGAATGTGGAAAGGAGGTAAGATCGCAGGATTTGTTTTCTCTCATGACCCAACGGATATACTGGAACGATTGAGAGGGGGAGATAAAATTGATCTCAAAAAGGAAAATCAGTTCTTCCCTACTCCCGCCCATGTAGCCGATCTCATGACCTCAATACTGGAACTGGAACAGGGAGTATCCATCATGGAACCATCTGCGGGGAGCGGTTCACTGATGGATGCAGTATTGCGATTGATGCCTGACAGCACGATCTTTTTCATTGAGAAGAACCCCCTGATGAATCCGGTCCTTACGGATAAATTTGATAAGATGGAGAGGGTATTCAGGTTGAATCCGGAGAATGACGATTTTATCTCACTGGAAAGCGAACCAGTGTTTGACAGGATTATTGCAAACCCTCCATTCACGAAGAATCAGGATATAGATCACATTTACAAAATGTTTTCTTGCCTGAAACCCGGGGGAGTGATGGTCACACTGGCCTCAAACCATTGGCGCACTTCCGGTAATGGAAAAGAGGCAGCATTCAGGGCGTGGCTTGAAGCCTATAACGCACAGATCAAAGATATTGATGCGGGAGAATTCAAAGAAAGCGGTACACAGATTGCGCTATGTATGTTAAAGATCAGGAAAGCACCCCTCCGGTTAATCCAGTGAGGTACGGTGAACGATAACCGTTAACCTGATACGGAACATCACCCATGAAAAGAAAGAGGCCTACCGATAACGGTAGGCTTTTTTCGTATATTTGACAAAATAATGGGCATGAAAATAAGTGAGAAAATCGGAAATTATGTATATCAGGCTCTACGAAGAAGGTTCGGAGGCACAGTTCCAATGCCTATATCAGACGGTCAAAGATCGTCAATGCCTACCTTTGCAGGGTTCGTTCCCACAACAAAGTTACAACCGGTAACACTGGATTTTGCCCGAGAGTGGTTCTCCACCATGGAACACCTTGCGGTATATAATCCTGATGTAGCTTATGCACTGGATAACATTGTCCAGTTGGCAAACACTGACCATGAGATAACTTTCTCCGATGAAGTTACCGCAGATCAGGCAAGGGAAATGAAAAAGTTTTTACGGACTGAGGAGAAGAAATGGTACCATCACTCCGGAGGTCAAAGATCATTGAAAAGTGATCTTATTTCGCAAGTGGTCATTAATGGCGCTCTCAGTGCCGAGATCATCCCGCTCCCTGATTTGTCAGGAGTTAAACAGATCGCAAGGGTATCACCAAAATACATTTATTTCGTTTACGATTTGGAGAGCGATAATTTTGAACCATATCAAATTATCAATACCAATGCAATGTCAAGCCAGTACGCACAAGGGGATACATTCATAGGTATGAAAAAACTGAATAACATCACTTACAAGTATATCGCTTGGAGAAGAATATTTGAGGGTCCATATCCTACTCCCCCTTTCATTGCGGCGATTGAGGGGTTATTGATTCAAAAGGATATGACCGCAAACCTGAAATTTATTATTCAGAAATTAGGAATGCTTGGATTCCTCTCCGCAGAGGTTACCCCGCCTGAGATGGGAGTTACCGAAACGGAAACTGAATATTACGATCGCCTTGTTAATTATCTCGAAACGAAAGTGTATCCTCAACTGGAAAAGAATCTCGGTAAGGGTATGGTTGCGGGATTCAAAGACACTCATAAATTCACCTTACAGGGAAACAATATGAATGTCACTGGTGCAGAGGGATTAGTAAAGATCGTTCAACTGATGATCTTCGCCGGTTTGAAACAGGACCCCAATATGCTCGGCCGTAATTACTCCACAACGGAAACCTTTGGCAGAGTTATCCTCCGGAAGATGATCTCCCAAGTGAGAGATTACCAACAGGTAGTTGATGCATTCTATTCCGAAATGTATTACCTGGCATTGAGGTTAGCGGGTTACTCCCCCGGGTTCGTCGATGTAAAAAGCAAGACCGCTCTTGTCAGTGATATGGTTGCGGAACAACAGGCGGAGAACTTAAAGATCGGCAATGTAATTAAAAAGCGCAACGCCGGTTTTATAGATCAAACCACAGGAGCGCAAGAACTGGAATACGAAACACCCGCAGAGGAAGGACCAGTATATAACGATCAGGGTCAGGAGATCGTTCCGGTTGAAGATCTCGTACCTGATGCAACACCCCCTGATGGCACACCCGAAGATATGAATCCGGAAACGGACCCAGTAACCGGTAAACCCAACAAAAAAGATAAGAAGAAACCGGTTCCGGAGGTTACCGATGAACAGAGTAATATCAGGGAGATACAAAGGTTTGAGGCTCAGTTAAAGGCTCATGTTCCAGTGTATCCGTACTTCACCATTGAATGCGATGGATTAACCGCAGAACCAACATATCAAAGGTTGGAATTCGGGGATGAAACCGTACAACATTATGCCGATCACTACTTTGCCGACAGTTATGCAATTTATGTAAAAGCGGTTCGGGATATTACTGACAGGGTTGCTCACACGCTATCCCTGAAAGATCGGTCATTAGAGGTTGAATCAGTATGTGCACTGGTCTATCTCGAAATATTGAGAGGGTGGGATAACTTGTATCTCCACAAGCAGAATACCGTCACGAAAAACAATGTTGACAAAATCTATTCTCACTACCGCAAGGACAAACGGATATTCTCGAAAAGTGCCACGATCTCAAATGAAGCGATCAGTTACAAGGATGCTCCGATACCGGAAGCACTTTTCGACATGAATGATTTCAGGGCAATAGAACACGCTTGCAGTGTTGACAGTATGTACCTTGGGAAATTCATAACTGACCCTGATGTAAAAAAGAAAGTGTACCGGTTAATGAGAGAGCGGTATATTGAGGGGAGTGTTCCGTTCGGTAATAATCCCGGCTTTGTCAGTGATTTCAAGAAGCAATTCAGTGAGTTAATGCAACATGAATCATGGAAGATCAGGCGTATAATTGATACCACTGTATCGTCTCTACGCAATGATGCGAACATAAAGTACATGAATCAGGCAAGGGTACAGAAATTTGAGGTTATTGAGGTTGTTGACGAGAATACTTGCGAATATTGCCAAACATTGAATGGGATGGAGTTTGAGGTTCCACAAGCAGTGAGCAAGATCACTGGAAAGATCAGTGCGGGACCGGAGAGTATTAACAGTGTTTCACCATTTGCAACGATTATCAATTTAGCAACATTTAAGGGGATGGATTCCAGTGCCATGTCGGCCTCCGGAATTCAGCAACCGCCGTATCATCCTCATTGTAGGGGTAGAATTGTCGCAGTAATTTAACCAGTAATAATTAATTCCAATGACAAAAAGAATAGGAATTCTCACTTTGATTAACGACAATTCGTTAGTCATTCTCAATGCCTCAGATCAGGGATTGATGGCAACAAAACTTCGCAAGGAGTTAAAATTCTCCGATACTTACAGACAGGCGAATGTGAGCGGGGATTTGAGTAATGCGGTGCCCAAACCGGAGGACTTTCTTCCTTTCCAGTTCCGACATATCAGTGCAACGATTATCGGGGGAGGTACATGGAAAGCAACCGATTTCAGCAATGAAAAGGTTATCAAAAAGATTCCTCAATTGTTATCCTATCAGCCGGTTTACCTGAATCACAATATGGATGTCACCAATGTTGTAGGAACGAACGGCCAGTTGATCTTTTCTCCCGCAAAAAAGGTAAATGGAACATTGATACCGGCAGGGGTAGATGGTCCGATATGGATTGATGGCAAGTTACATACCGATCTTTGCAGACAGTTGGCCTCATATCCTGTTCCACAGATACAAAGTGTTTCGGTAACAATCGTTTTCGAGTGGGAACCGTCTCATGAGTTCAAAGATCAATCCGGTAATCAGGATGATTGGGAATTTGAGCGTCAAATAGGGCGTTTGGTAGAGGGAAAGATGGTGCGCAGAATCGCCGTAGATGCGGTTGCAGCTTATGAGACATCACTGGTATGGAATGGTGCGGACCCGTTTGCAAAAATGTTGGATGAAAAGGGTAACCCCATTAACATAGATCGCTCAAACATTGTAGGCGCAGATCAGTTCGATCAGGACCCGCTCACTGGAATCTATAAAAAAGACAATCGCTTTTTTATTGCCTCAAATGTTTTCAGTGACGAAAAGACGGTAAATTTATACAGACAAGAAATTATTAATTACAGTAAAACGGAAAATCCACTATTTGTTAATCCAAAAAATGAAGAACCAATGAACGAACTTCAAAAATTTTTAGCAACGGTAATGGGGGTAGCAGAAGAAGCGGTCACAGTTGATCTACTGAAACAGCATACATTCACCAAGACCCCTGAATTTACCACGATGAAAGCCAATGCGGACCTGTTACAGGCAACCAAAGACAAGGTAACCGCAGCCGAGGCCAATGTCGCAAAACTCTCCGCTCTTATTCCACTGGATAAGGTTGAGACTATCTCCGCAGAATTGAAAAAGATCGGGGAGAATACCACTATTGAGGCCATACTGCCATTCGCTATCGTGGGAAAAGAATCACTGGAACACAAGCGCACAACTTGCGTGAAAGCCTACAAGCTGGCCGTTGGTGAAAAGAACGAAGATGCTGCCGTACTCGCTACGATTCAGGGAGCGGATTCTAAATTACTGGATGGTATGCTGAAACAATACGGGAAGAAAATCGGTGAAGAATTTACCGGTGTATGCCTGGACTGCAAAAGCACCAATGTCTCTTTCCGTTCGACCACTGCTGAAACTACGGAGGATTCCAATTCCGGTAATGTAGAATTCAATATGCCGTTGGCATTTCGTCAATAATCATTTAATCATTAATCCTTAAAAACAAGCAACATGACTGGAACAATTCAAAATGCTGCAACGGTAGTAATGACTGACATTCGTCACGATGCGTTGCAGTTTTCGTTCGTCAATGACTCCGGTGCAGCATTAACCGAAGGTCAGGAAGTAACTCTCAAAACTGATGGCACGATTGACAAAAGAGATGCCGCAAGTGATATACCTTTGGGTATTGTAGTTGTTGGCGCTGCCAACGGTGCAAGGGTTACAGTGAGAACATTCTTCACCGCCGTTATTAAAGCAAAGGCAATCGGTGGTACTATCAATGCGGGAGTATTTGTTAACCCGAACGGGAACAAAGACGCCACTACCCATATCCCTGAATACATACTTGCCACTGGAAACAATCCATCGGTCGGGTTGGTAATCAAAGGTGCTGCGCAGAATGGTTCTATTACCGTTGGTATCATGGATGGTATTTCGGTTAAAGCCGGTGCTACCGCTCTCGCCGCTTACACTTCAAACCCGCAGTCTTCCGCATTTACCACAACTGGTGCGACTACGGATATTGCCTCCAAAGCTGATCTCAATACATTGAGAGTTGCGGTAGAAAATCTCCGTGTACTGGTTGAGGATATGAAGGCAAAACTCATTGCTGCCGGAATTTTATCATAATTTTGTAAACCCTTTAATTTTAATAACATGGCACTTTCAAAAGAAAAATGGGCGAAACTCCGGACTCATAACAGTAATGTAATGAAAGGTGATTTTGTCGGAACATTGGACCCTAAAGATGTTCGTGGAGCATACGAAGAATCTTTCAGTGAGTTCGTTCAAGGAATTATTCAAACCCGCCTCGGCAGATCAGAGGATAAAAAAGGGTTGCCAATCCCTGCATACGATTTGTCGTTTGATCAGGCATTGAAACACGCTTACGGCGTTGACATGAAAACCTATTTCAAACAGATGGAGATTTTCATGGGAACTGATACCCTGGCTCGGGTTGCTCAAAGGTTCGGAAACGATAACCTCACTTCCAGTGTTGTACAGGGCGCTCTCATTCGTCACTCTCAATTTGACGGTTTGAACAATACCAGTGACATCAATTCGGAATGGCGTTTCATCATCCCTGAAATGATCATGGCAGCGATCAGGACCGATTACGAGGCCAGTTCATTGCACGCTAACTGGATTGCCACTACGCAAACCGTTAATGCAAGAGACATCAAAATGCCGTTCATCAAAAGAGGTAACGCAACACCCCGTAAAATTGAACAGGCGGAATCAATTCCTTTCGGAACCGTAGCATTCGGACAGAAATCAGCTACCCTGTACAAAGTTGGAATCGGATTCAAAATGACGGATGAACTGGTTGACCAGTCAAGCCTCGATATGTTATTCAATTTCCTTGGTGAAGTCGGAACCGATATGAGTATTGCCTCCGATGTTGAAGCATTGACCGTACTGGTTAACGGTGAACAGGCCGATGGTTCTGAATCATGTCCTGTTATCGGAACGGAAAACGGTTCATCCTTCGCATACAAGGATATCAAACGGGGAGTTTCCCGTCTTGAGAGGTTAAAGAGACCGGTAACCCGCATTCTATACGGTGAAGAAGATGGTTTGGATATTAATGTTCTTGACCAGTTCAAAGGGTTTGCCGGTGGCACAACGCTCGGTCAGATCAATGGATTGATGGGTAAGATCATTTCCTTACAGGAAGATGTTTATGTCATGCCGTCAAATCAGTTAATGTTACTTGCTCCCACAAAGGCAATGGCAAAACTGAAATGGAAAGGCATGAAAACGGAAACCCGCAGGAATCCACAGACGCAGGAAGAAGAAATCTTCGTTTCAGATTATATCGGTTTTGCGATTCTCCGCAGGGATGGCCGGTTGATCTTGGACAAATCCAAAGCATGGTCAGGCAACAAATTTCCGGATTACATGGATATTGATAGCCGTATCAATGTATCGTTCAAATCGCTACAAGGTTAATTAACCCCTGATTAATATTTTACCCCATGGAAAAGAAATATTATCGCCTGAAAGACACATCAGGAACATATTGGTCGGTTGTACTGGGCGTCTCTTTCGTAAGAGATGCTCCGGTAGAACTGGAATCCTCTCCGGAGTTAAAATCGCTACTTGCAAAGGGAGTGATCATTGAGGTTGACAAAAACGAATTCGAGGCCTATTACGGAATACCTACTGAGGAATCAGGTGGTAACACCGTAGGGGGGGAGATCGTTGACCCCATCAAACCGGAGGGCTCACAGGAGGCAAATTCTTCAATTCAGGTAGGGGAGGTTTTACCGGAAACGGTTTTACCGACTCAGAAAGACGAGGGGGATGCCGGCTCACTGGATGAAAAGACAGATGAAGCACCGGTAACAGAAAAGGAAAATGCAGAACCCCCTCAATCTGCACAGGTGGAGGAACCGGATCAATCAAACGCTCCAGCTCCCGCCGCAGAGGAAAACCTGAAAAAAGAACTCAATCGCTCGGAGATCACAGAATTGATACAAAAAGCGTTGGAGAAAGAAGTGTTCACAACAAATACGGGATGGATGAAATACGGAACCTTCAATCTCGGCAGAGGGATTGCAGCTGTAGTTGATTACCTATTAAGTGCGCCCAAACTGGTTGCTGAAATTCAGGGAAAAGTTGCACCGACCGAGTAATTAACCGTAGTCCAATATTGAGGTTCACCTACCCGCTTGTAATGGTTAGGTGAACCTTTTTAATTTTCAGGAATATGCCACAGAAAACAGTTGAACAAATGGTTTACAATAGGCTCCCATTCCTTGCGGTTACTCCGCAGAATTCGGAACTTATCAGTGATTTTAAACAGGAAATGTATTACTATCTACAACCATGGACCCGTTTTGCGGATGATATTGTTGAGGAAGATAGTTCGTATCGTGGACTGAGGCGAATGTTGGTTGCGGAATTAACCGCTCACACTATCCTCAAACGCAAGATCGTAACCAATCTCGGAGGGGTGGGAGGTAGTTCATCTTCCGGTGGTAAGCATATCAAAAAAGGTAAGGCCGATGTAGTTGAGGCAGAATTTGAATACGCCAAAGCCGGTGACGGAAATGAGTTGTTAATGGAATCTGTTGACCTGATTGCAGAGATCAAAGCTACATACTGCAAATATGGTTATTCATTGGGGTATTATCTACCTGATTGTGAGAAAAAGATTCCTTTCACAATGCCATCATTTGTCTCATTCGTTCCGGATGATAATACCGGAAACACTGAAACGGTTGACGATATTAGCTATTTGACCCCATGAGTAAGCTGTTAACAGATCAGGATTTTACCGATATACGGTCAGCTATTGGAGATGTCTCCGAAACATTTCTGCAAAAGGAAATCACTTATAAACTTTTTCAGGAATCAATGAACCGTATGAACACAGATCAAAACAAGCATTCCAGTTACGAACGCTTTGACCTGATGGGATTGATCAAATGGGAAACAACCGAACCACAGGAAACTCGCCAGGGAGTATCTCATTTACAAAATGGATATGTACTGTTTAACATTGATGCATTGTTATCAGTGACGGGAGAATCCGGAGGGGTATTGATCAGTGACGAGAACGGGGTATTATCGGTTCTCATGCTCGAGACGGTTGACCGGATTGAGATAGATGGAGAGGAAATGCTTGTCACACTGGTTCAACAAATAGGCCAGTTAAAAGATCGTAATGTAATGCTGAAAGTTTTCTTCGCTCGTCAAGTTCAAAATGTATAATGGCCTCGATCAAAAAAATAGGTGACTGGAAAGCTGCTGCGGCTCAGATCAAGGGCATGAAAACTGATATTCAGAGTGCGAACGAAGTAGCATTAAAACAGATCGGCCTCAAAGGGGAGCGATATGTTGTAAAGGTTATTCAATCGCAACCGTCAGAATGGCCCCCCCTCAAAGACAAATACCGGAACTGGAAAAAGAAACATGGTTATTCCTCTCTCATGCTTATGCGCACAAGGGATATGTTCAACCGTATCACTTCGTTTGCGGATAAGAAACAGGTGTTCATTGGATTGAAAAGAGAGGCTATAAACAGGGAGGGTGAAAGCCTTGCGAACATTGCGGCCATCATGGAGTTTGGCTCAAAGAAAAGGAATATACCGGCAAGACCATTTTTGCTGCCGGCACATAAAAAACTGATGGATGAAGGACTTCAAAAATTGTTCACTGAATTGTATCTCAAAGAGTGTAAACGCAAATACAAAACTTCATGACAGTAAGAGAGATTGGCAACGGTATTTTTGAGGCTCTACGATTGGCAACGGTACAGAGCGGATACTTCCCTGATATAGTTCCTTTTCTCAATCCAAAGGACCCGATGGGATTCTTTGAGGCGAAACAGGTTATACTATCATCCGGAAAGGAATTGATTGAGGTATTCAATGTTGGCGGTTACAATGCAAGACCGAGAAGAAAAACCAATGACATAGCACTGGATTTGGTCGTTACTGATAAGTCGAAAAGGGGTACCATTACCGTTCCTGAATACACTGAGGCATACACTCCCCCCATTGCTGAAACAAGGGCGGTGGCTCAGGTCGAAATTGATAGTGTGATACAGGGAGAGGAATTCAGTTTAATCATTCAGGGAGACATACCGGTAACGCTTTGTACGCTAACAACCGGAGCGGAAACCGTAACGGAGTTAATGGATAGGGTTGTTGCGGAGATCAGTGCGAACTTTCCCGAATATTTACTAAACAGAATTGCGCTTGGTCAGGATGGTTACGAACGACTTGATATACTTGCTCCCGTAGGTATGGGAGTATCAGGAAACAGGGAGTGTTCGGTTGTATTCACCACAACGGGAAACAGTGTCATTCGGTTTTACAATTTCTACGGAGGGGTGGATTCTATTGCTCCGAAAAAATACTTCCTGAAAACGCTCACTGCAAAGAACCTTTACGATATTGATTTCCAGTTGCAGTATATCGCTTATTCGGAAGAATATGCCTCAATAATTGAGGACCTGATTAATAAAACCATCGGAGCTCATGCAGCACTGTACGGATACAATGATTCAGGGTATCGGTTGAATGATTACTTTGTTATCATCCGTCAATCTTCGTTTGATACTTCGGGCTCAGATTTCATTGAGAGAGGTATCAGGTTTACAGTACCGGCAAAAGACTTGAACACTTCAACCAGTGGAGGTGCTATTGCTGAAAACATTGAAATTAAAATTGATCTTGAAGATTTAGAGGAAAATACTTTACTGGAATTAACTGTTCCTCTTTAGCGAAATATTATCTTTATTCACACAAGGCATTCACTAATCAAAAAAAACGGAAAATGCAAAACTTATCAGGAACACCGGGCGTAAAGACGAGCATTACCGATCTTTCTATTATCATCGGAAACTCGTTAAAAGGTATCACTTGCGTTATGGGAATCACAGAGCGTGGGGAACCTGCAAAACAGGTCCTTGTCACCAACTGGACAGAGTATAAAAGGGAGTTTGGCGGTTTGATCGCCGGAGAATTATTCCCGCTCTACTGCAAACAAGCACTGGAATCAGGTGCGAAGCTGCGGGTTAGTCGTGTAAATCATTTTACCACGATTGACGATAACGCCTCAGTTGTTGGAACAAAGGCCTCGGCAACACTTACCGTTAACTCGGTACCCGAAACACTGGCATCGGCAACGGTATCGGTCACTACTGCGGGAGCAAACAATGACACTCACTCCATCACTGCAAACGGTACACTGATTGCAACCTATACGGTTGTTACCGGTAACTCTACCACTGATGTAGCGAATGGTTTGTTAATTGATCTCCTTGCTAAATTCGCAGCCGGCACACATGGCTACAAGGGCGTAAAAGCCTCCGCAACTACGATAACCGTAAGACCTCCGGTTGGTTCGGGCGTTGCTGCAAATGCTTACACTCACACAGTCGCAAATACAGGAACCGCAGTTTGTACCTTTGGTGCATTCACTGGTGGAGTTGACGCGGTTGTTGCGGGAGTGAGTAATTGGAAAGCGAAGGGAGTAGGCGCTGGATACAATGGAACTACAATCGTGGTCACAGATTCGATCTCAGGCGTTTCAGGGAACATTGACATTGAGGTAACCTTACCGAATACAGATATTTCGTTCAAGGTATCCAATGTCACGAATAACCCCTCTACCGCTCAAAAGGCCTCTCTCAATTCAAAACTTGCGGGAGTAACACTGGATACATTCACCACAACGATTCCAAAGGGAACCGCAACACTCGCCACTGGTGCTGAAACGGTGGCCTCCATTGTGGCTGCGGACTATGTGGGGTCCAGTATCGCAAAGAACGGAATGAGAGTATTTGATGCGGTAACGGATTCAATGCGAATGATGAACTTTAATTGCCCTGACCCGACAGTTGATGTTGCGATGGTTACCTACTGCGAATCAAGAATGGACATGAGAGCGGTAACCCGTACTCCGGTCGGTTTAACAGTCTCCGGAGTGAGCGATTACAGGAGCGGGACCGGAGCATACAGTTTTACCTCAATCAATTCCATGTACGGCGATTTATGGTATTCCGATCTCTACATTACGGACCCGAGCGATAACGATGTAAAGGATATGCAGATATCCGGTATTGGATTCTTCGCAGGATTAAGGGCACAGGCTGATAACAATTTCGGAGAATGGTTCTCGGCAGCGGGAGATTTCACTGGAAAGATCACTGGTGCAAACGGGGTATTGATCAATTTTATTTCTCCTGGCAACAAAGGTCAGTTTGACACGCTTTACGAGGCGGGAGTTAATGCGATTGTGAACCATCCTACTTTCGGTATCTGTTCATGGGGTAACCGCTCAATGTTAAAAGATCGCACGAAGCTGACATCAAAGATGAATATTGCTGATATGTGCGTTTTCATTGCCCGTACCCTCAAAGGTATCGCAGAGACACAATCGTTCAAACCGAATGATTTTCCAATGTTCAATGAGTTATACCGGAAAGCGTTACCGTTCATCCGTGATGTACTCGTTGCGGGGAGAGCAATTCAGGGGGATGATTCTCCACAAAAGGGAGAGGGAACATGGTGGCATTGGTTCGGAGATCAGTTTGCCAAAACACCGGCAGACCTGACATTCAATACCAAAAATGAGATTGATGCCGGTAAGTACAGGATTCGGTTCGCATTCAAACCGATTGCCTCCAATGAATATATCGCCATTGATATTGCTCCCGCAGATTCCGCAACCATACTCAACATTCAGGTATTGAAAACCCTTTAATTCTTTGAACAATGGCAGTAGATAATGTTTTAAAAAATTATGATTTCGCCCTTGAAATTAACGGCGTAAATCAGGCTCTCCTTCAAGGGGTAACCCCTCCAACGGTTGAATATACCGAACATAAACAAGGACAGCAGGGCAACAGGCCTGACAAGAAAACTCCCGGCAAAAAGATCGTAGGTGATCTCGTTGCGGAAATGGTCGTGAGCGCAATTACCGGTTCACCTGAAATATGGAAAATCTTTCAGGCAACCGCACTCGCTCCCCGATCAGGATACATTGGAACAGGATTCCTGATTGAAACAAACCCTATTGGCGTTCCGATTAATCGGTTCTTCATTGGCGATGTTTGGATTAAGAAAATTGAATCCGCTCAGTTGAGCACCAAAGGGGATAACTCCGCAGATGTACTACGCACAGTCACATTCTCAATTGAGGATTATATTTTGATGTAAGGTACTGCTGTGCTTGCGGTGTGTTTATTTCCCATGGAAAGAGGGGGGTCCGAAAGGATCTCCCTTTTTTGTGTTATATTAGATCATTACTCACAAATTAAATTATTCACAAAATGGTAAAATTCAGTATCCGCAAGCAAGAAAAAATGACCGCATTGAGCGGCATTGAGATCGGAATTAGATCGTTACTTGGCGCACATCAGGCGCTCATTACGCAGCAATCCGAGAAGAAAAGAGTAGAGGGTTTTGAGGAACTTTTATTCGACTGCATTGATTACATTGGCGAAAAAAAGAAACCGGAGTTAACTCTCAATAACATCAAAAGATTACTGGAAGGAGACAGGAAACATATCCTGATTCGCATTCGCCAGTTATCCAACAACCATGACCCGCTTTTTATCTTTGATTATGAATTCCCGACAGAGGATGGTAAAAAACTCAAAGAGAGAAAAACGGTTGACTTCAATTACACTAACTTTCCTGTAAAACCTTATTATTGGGTCCGTAACGAAATGGAATCTCAAAGTGGTGCGGTAACCCATCCGGAGGGAGATCGTGCGGGAGAGCTTACTGGATTGAGTGACGGAGGCAATATTCCGGTTATGTTTACCGATTACTCCGAGATACTGGAAAAATACAAAGAACAGAAATTCGTTCTACCGGAATCAGGGGTTACGGTTATTTACAACCTACTCATTGCAGAGGAAACCGCAAAGTTCGCAACCGCACTGGTTAAAGAGAGAATCAATTCACACACTCAAATACAGATGCACGCTCCGGTTTACATTGACGATGATCTCTCCGTTAACAGGGATAAACCGGTAAGGATTCCGGTACCACTTGACCAGCTTACTCACACTGATATTGAGGCATTGAGAAAAGACATGATGGAGAAAGAGGGGTCTGTTGACAGTCAGATCGTGGTCCAGTACAAGGAGGACAGGACAAAGCAATCGGAAATTGATCTCGTTTCGATGCCGGCTTTTTTCTTCCCCAGTTTGGTGCTATAAATCAGAAACCAAAACTCGAGGATATTTGTAACGAATCACTATTTTTGAATATCCTCGATGTTTGGTTTGATCTCTCGTACGGTGGCTTAACAGTGAGTATCGACGATGTGCTAAACTGGGATTATCCAACGATTTATTATTTTATCAAAAGGATGGAAGTACAAAAGAATTTCGAGAACAAACAAGCAGCGCAAATAAAGGCAACCGCTAAAAAGAGTTAATCATGTCAGTATTCGGTGGAGGTTCCGGAGGTATAGGTACCGGTATTGTTTATAGTCTTGTAGATCAGTTTTCAGGACCCGCAGATAAAATCACTGCGAAGTTTCAGAAGATGGAGGGGGTCACTGAAAAGTCTATGGATAGTATCAATAAAAGCATGGGTAAGATTAAAACCGGAGTAGCTGCCCTGGCACTTGCGGGAGCGGTATTTCTTCCGTTGGGAAAAGCGATCGATGAAGCTGCTGAATACGAAAAGCACTTTCAGGGAATTAAGCATACAGTGAAATTAACCGGTCAGGGATACGATGAACTCAGTAACAAATTGAGAGCGGTATCAAAGACGGGAACGTCCGCACTGGATGATTTGATTGTCGGTGCAGAGATGGCCGGTAAGATGGGCGTACAAGGTATTGATAAGGTTGTTTCATTCTCAAAGAATGTTGTTCGTTTTGCGGGAGATGCGAATATGTCAGTAGAAGAATCCGCAACCATGTTCAAACGGTTATCGCAAATACTCGATATTCCACTGGATAAGATTGAAAACATTGGTTCTGCGGCATTGGAATTAGGGGATACCTTTTCCGCAAATACAAATGACATCATGGGATTCTCCGCAAAGATAGCAGGGGCGGGTAAAATCGCAGGGTTATCCACTGCCGATATTCTTGGTATGTCAACCGCATTTGTTTCCGTTGGCGCTGATGCGGGCAGGGGCGGTAATGCAGTAGCGAAAACCCTGTACAAAATGAACGATGCCGTTAATATTTCCGGAGACAAATTAACAGACTTCGCAAAGGTGGCCGGTGTATCCGTTGGTGAATTCTCCGATGTATTCCGTAAGGAACCGGTCAAAGCCTTTGATATGTTTATTCAGGGATTAGGTAGATCAGGCAATCAGGCAACCGCACTGATGGATGATTTAGAGTTGTCAGATATCCGGTTAATGAACATGATGATCTCCGTTTCAGATAGCAGTGGTAACATGGGTAAGGCAATCTCACTGGCGAATAAATCTTATGAGGAAGGTACAACCATGGCCGAACACGCTGCCATGAAATACAATACCGTTGCCGGTCAGACAAAGATCATGGAAAACAATATGAAAGATTTATCCCTGACAATCGGTAATATGTTCCTCCCTGTAATGATGGTAATCAATAAGGTTATCAGTGGAACGGTTCGGTTATTCAACTGGTTGGCGGGTTCTACGGTTGGAAAATTTATAATAGGGTTAATTGCCGTTGTTGGAGTATTGGCCGGTCTATTCGGGATATTTACTATTGCGGTAAATATTGGAACATTTGCAATGGCTAAATTCCAGTTAGCATTGATTGAGGCGGGGTTTGCGGAGGTTGCTACTGCGTTCGCTACCGGAGGGTTGACTGCGGGAATGTGGGCGTTAGCTACCGCAGTATGGACCGCACTCGCTCCATTCTTACCGTTTCTTGCTGCTATTGCTGCGGTTATCGGTATTATATGGGGAGCGAACAAAGCGATTGATGCCTATGCTGATGTTCTCAATGGCAAGGCCGTTGTTGCGACTGAGGGGTGGAGTAGGGTGCTCCAGCAGATCGGTGGCGTACTTACCGGAATCGGAGAGGTATTCAGAACAGCCGGAGACGATGGATTCACCATGTCAAAGAAAATGAGAGATTCACTTGAACAGTTGGGGGTATTGGATTTCGTTGTCGCAATAGGAACATGGGCGGTGAGGATTAAAACATTCTTCAAAGGAATGAAAGAGGGATTCATGGAGGCTTGGGGAGTGATAAAACAAGTGTGGTCCTACATGAAAAAACCCTTTGAAATGTTGGGTAATTTCCTAGGAAAACTCGGTCTTGATTTTTGGAAAGGTGCGGGTGCGATGGAGGAATGGGCGAAATGGGGTAAGAGAATAGCTTATGTGATTGTTGGATTTATTACCCTTGCGCTATCTCCGCTCATTATTGCCATAGGTTCAGCCATAGCAATATTTATGTTAATCGGTGCGGTTATCAGTGCAATTATTTATCCATTTACTCACTGGGGAGAAACCGTTGAATGGGTTAAAAAACAATTCAATTCCCTGATAAGTACGGTAGGCGATTTTTTCAGTGGTATCGGTCAATGGTTTGCCGGTATTTTTAAGAGCGCAATGACATGGGGCGCTGATATTGTGAACGGGATTTGGAAGGGGATTAAGAGTGCCTGGACTGCTTTACAGGATTGGTTTACGAACGCTCTCAATGCACTGATCGCTCCGTTTACCAGTATCTTGTCAATGCTTGGAATCATTGACGATGTTAAAGTGAGTACGAATACAACCTCAACAAACATCAATACACCAACAAAGGCGGGGGTAGCAACCGCACAGGGAAAGAATAACTCCGTTGCCGGTAATACTGAAACCTATACCTACAACCATGACAGAACGGTGGTTCGGGATATTAATGTTGTAATGCCTGATGGCAAAGTATTGGCAAGGGTTGTCAATAGTGAAAACGATCAAACCAAAACAAGGAGAACCGGATAATGGGAGTTAAACTGTACAAGATCGACCCGAAGTCAGGGCAGGGAGATTATCAATTCTTCTGCCCGGGGTGCCGTTGTAATCATGCGGTATGGGTTACCGCTAACAATGACAATCACGCCGTTTGGTCATTCAATGATAACATGGAAAAGCCTACATTCAGTCCCTCAATACTGGTCAGGTGGACCCGCACCATTGGAGAGGTAGTGGATTTCGTATGTCATTCCTTTGTCACTGACGGTATGATTAAATTTCTTGGAGATTGCACCCATCCGTTAAAAGATCAAACCGTAGAATTACCTGATATACCTGATTGAGATGATAAGTACAACAAACGGAAACCTTTACATTGTCGAATTAGAGGACCCATTTGAAAAGATGGAGATTCAATTCGTACCGGAGAATATCGCTCAGCCGAGAACGGCAAACCTTAAATCGGTAAATATCGTTGGAAGAAATAACGATCTTTTGCATTATACCGGTGGTCAGGAAACAATGCAATTAACACTGGATTTCCTTGCGGATGATGAACGCAGAACGGAAGTGATTGACAAAATCCGTTGGTTAAAATCTCTCACAATGAAAGACGGGGATAACGGACCTTTCCGCAATGTTTCCCTTATCATGGGCGATCTATTTAAGAATCAGGTTTGGGCGGTCAGTTCGGTTGAACCAACCATGACACATTTTGACGGAGATCACAACTGGCTCCCATTGAGGGCGTCAGTGGTAGTCAAGTTTATACTGGACCCGAAAACGAATTTATTATTTTCGCAAGTAAGAGCAAGGCAAGTTATTTGATATGGAAGCATTAACATTGAGAGTTGACAATCCCTACGCAGACGGTAAGCTGATTCAGCTACCGAATAACGACATCATCCTCAACAGGGAAAAGATCACCTACAAACCTACTGTTTATGACAAGCGCCATACAGTAATTCAGGGAGACAATCTCACTGCCCTGGCATATCAGTATTACCGGAATGTAACAGAGTATCCATCCCGTTACTGGTGGATAATTGCAGATGCGAATAATATTCTCAATCCACTGGACATTTCAGATTTAATCGGTTACGAAATTATCATTCCTGATTTCAATGAGGCAACACTGTAAACATGGCATACAGTCCGATATACAAAGTTAAACTGGCCAAAACCGATCAGGATATTACGGATAAGGTTACAAAACTCCATTACGAAGATTGTACGGAGGAAGATGATCTCGTCACCATTACACTGGAAAAACTCTCAAATGATTGGATTGATTCAAAAGAGGTAAACAAGGGTGCGGAGATTCATTTTGCGTATGGATTTCAGGGGGTGGGAATGTCCGGAACACGGATAGGGGTTATTAAGGATTTCGAGGTCGATTACGGAGAGCAAATCAGTGGAACGATAACAGCATTAGATCAGGGGTATTTGTTCAAGAAACTAACCTCCAATCGAATCTACAAGGATTTAACCACAAGTGAGATAATCACACAAATAGCCAACCAGTTTAATCTACCCTGCGAAGTTGAACAAACAACCGAAAAGCACAAAGCGCAACCGATGGGTAATAAAACCTATTGGCAATTCTTACAGAAATTAACCGCTCGGGCGGGGTCCACTGATTCCAAAAAGGGGACGTTCAAATTATTTTTCAGATCAGGGAAATTATATTTCAAGCAAAAGGATTCCGGTAAACCCGCAAAGAGATCGTTTACCTACGGAAAAGGCGATGGAGTTGTTATCTCATTCAAGCCGAAGTTTACCGAAAAGGATAGTGACACTGCGGGTGCTACGGTGGCCGGTATTGACCCTGAAACAAACACGCCTTATGTTGCCTCCGCAGATGCGAAGCATACCGAAGAAGTGAAACATGGAGAGGAGCAAGCGCATTTCTCCGTAGATGGAGTTGAAAATCAAACGGGGTACTCATTCCCTGACCCTGATGGTGGGAAGTTCAATATCGGAACAATGAAGATGAAGGTAGGGAACAGTAATACCTATGCCGAATCAAAGGTTGAAGTCAAGGCGAAACAATCAAAGGGAGCGGAAACGGAATTAACCGCCACGCTCACAATTCAGGGAGATGTTTCAATGGAGGCCGATCAGATCATTACGATGTTGGGAGTAGCTAAAAAACACGCCGGTAACTGGTATGTTACAAAGGTTATTCAGGATGTCGGAGATTCCGGATTCACTACCGAAATTGAGTTAAATAAAACGGGTACGAAAAAGAGTGCCAGTGAGACTAAGCAAAAGAATTCCGATGTCAACAAAACAAAGGGAGACGAGAAAGCGGATAAATCAAAAGAGGTTGAACAGGTCCATTACACGACTGAGGGATTCAACAAAAAGGGTGGTGGTGCCGGTGGTTCATGGTAATACAGATAAGACATGATAAGTGCTGAATTGATTGCATTGTTAATGGAGGATGGACTGGAACAGTTCGGTTTGTTCTATTCTTCGTATGAGGCACAAGTTTCCGATAATCAAGACCCTGATAAGAGAGGGAGATTAAAAGTGATTTGTCCAGCCGTATATGGAGATGCAGTCAGTGATTGGGCTTTGCCAAAGGGTATGTTTTCCGGTAACAAAATAGGGTTCTTCGCTCTCCCGCAAATTGGTGACCCAGTATGGTTATCATGTCGAAAAGGCGACCCCAAAATACCGATATGGGAGTATGGCGCTTATGCCAAAGATTATGCTCCGGATGGTGCGGATTATAAGCATTTCGTTTACCGTACTCCAAAGGGTTATATGTTAACGGTGGATGAAGAAAATGATTCCGCAGTATTGACAACACCGGCTGGTTTACTCTTAAACCTCAATGAGAAAGACAATGAAGTGTTACTAAAAAAAGCCGAAAAGGATTATATTCGTATTAAGACGAAAATATCAATTTATGCGAATGGGGAAAACTTATTCAATACACTGGATAAACTATTGACTGCACTATTAACCCCGATGAATTTGACAACCCCATCAGGGCCCGGGCAGTTTAACCCGAAAGCGGTAAAGGATTTGACAGAGGTAAAATTATTGATCGCAAAACTATTGGAATAATGCCAGGGGATATACCAAAACTGAAATCTGACATTAAGGCTATCAGTGAAGAACTGAAAACCTACGATGGCGTTGCTCCCAAAGATCAGCCGGCAGCTATTGAGTTCAATGCTGACAAGCTATCTCAGGCGATCAGTGAATATGTCACCAGTGTATTAACCGGAGGCACACTGGTAACCATGGGGGAGGGAGAAAAGAAAACAGGGGTAGATGCCGGCACCATTGGTCAAATGTCTATCACTGACGATTACCTTTACATCTGCGTTTTATCCGGAGAAATTGGTATTGCGATATGGAAGAAATCAGTATTATTTGCAACATAAAAATAACAGAATGGGAAAGAAGAAGATTACCGTAGATTCCTCAAAGACACTGGAACTGGTACATAGACAACAGGAAGTTGATACCCTCCTGAAACAAGCGGTTGAAGAAGATAAGGCAAAACTCGTTTCGGTTGAAAAACAGATCAGGGAGATTTGCGAAAAGAATAATGTTTTTTGCGGGGTGGTCCTTAATATTCAGGACCTTTTGGCGGTTACAGAATTAATGTATCAATCGCATGAACCCGTCAGTATTGAGTTTCGTGTAATGTTCAAGGAGGAATAAACCATGCCACAGTATGATATTGTTTTAACTCAAAATACCCATGCTACGGGTACGGAATACAGTGAGAAAGTAGTCAACCTCTCAAAAGGTGGATTGATCACTGCAAACGCCAGTAGGGTACCGACTGTTCACGCCGTTGGGGTTGATGGTTATATGCTTGTCGCAGACAGTTCTCAGGCAACTGGTTTGCGTTGGGCGGTAGTCTCCGGTGGTCACACTCAAAACACTGATACCGGAACAACGGCCGCAGACTGGACTCTTGACAACGATGGATACAAGGTACACCTGATTGCGGAATCCGCTCAGAAAATGAAGTTAATGAATGATGCTGCGGGTTATGCTGACATTCAGGCTTATGACGGTACATTCAATAAGGTTACGGTTGGTTCTGCCTCTCCATCCGGAGCATACGAATTATGTCATAAAACCTATGTTGACGGGTTATTTGCTGCGAATGATGCAATGATTTTCAAGGGTACAATTGGCACTGGTGGCACGATCACCATTTCAGCATTTAACGCTCTCACTACCTATAATGCGGGATGGACATACAGGGTTATTGAGGCGGGAACGATCAGGGGCGTTGCGTGTGAGATCGGGGATATCGTCATGGTAATTGTAGATCGCACTGGTTCCGGTAATGTCAACGGAGATTTTACCGTAGCGCAAACCAATCTCGATGGCGCAGTGATAGGACCGGCCTCGGTTACCGATGGATACCTTGTACTGTTCGATGGAGCAACCGGAAAACTCATTAAAGCGGGTACTGGTGCGCCTGGAAGTATGGCCTATGCGAATACTACGGACTATGTTCCTAAAACCTTATTCGATGCCTATACGATGCTCTATGCCGACACTGATAATACTCCCGCAGCTTTAACCATTGGAGCCTCCACGATCGTCGGTAGAAAATCCTCCGGAGGTATTTCAGCATTAACACCGGTTGAAGCGATGAATGTTTTATTTGTGAGCGCACCGGCGAATAATACCTCTGCCGGTACTGCGGGAATGATCGCATGGGATGGGAACTATTTTTACCTGTGTACATACACTGGTACTGCGGGAAACGCAAAGTGGACCAGAACGGTAATGTCAACAATTTGGCCGTAATAATTGAATCATGGCAGCGGGAGACATCAAAGGATACAGGGAGGAATCAAACGGTTCTTTCACAGAAATAAATCTGAATGACTATTATTCCAACACCTCAAACGGTATTGTAACGGATAAGTTTCCCATTACTTACGATGATCTACGGAATAATTACCTACAAGACGGTATTGAATTAGTGAATCTCGGAAGTGGGTGGTGGATTGACTTGATTAGTGTTATGGTTTACAGGCCTGATTTAATTGGGGGTTACTCGGGGGGAGTTGATATTACGATAAAAGTAGGTAGCGGTGCTATTTGTACAATCCCGGGCGCAGATGTAATTACGAATAACACTCACGCCGGAACATACAAAGCCGCAATAACGGAGGGAGCATGCGGTCCTGCAATTATACTTGCACAATCAAACGGCAATTATGATGAAGGCAATGTAAGTAATGAACCGTTCCTTTTAGTGATTGCATACAGGAAATTTCAACCATGAATGTAGCAGTTAAATATCCGATTCAACCGAATACTACCGGAAAATTAATCATGGTAGATGAACGGGAGAGTATTATTCAAAGTATTAAGCAGATCCTCCGGACCCCTATCAAAGATCGCTTTTTCAATGAGGGTTACGGTAGTAATTGCCACAAGCTGACATTTGAACCGAACGATCAGGTATTACATGGTTTACTGAATTACTTTATTGCCGATGCTCTTTACAAGTGGGAGAAACGGATTCGCTTGGTGGATATACTTTTCGAGCGAATAAGTGAGAATCAGGTTAATTGCGTTTTGCTTTATGTTCGGGTTACGAATAACATACTGGAAACATTTACATACCCTTTTTACAGGGAAATAATTTTTTAACATGGATAACCCTTGGATTAGTTACATAGACAGGACTTACCAACAGATCAAGAAAGCGATCTTGGATAAGATCATTAACCCCGTTACTGGTATCCCTGAAATGGTTGACCATTCAGAGGGTAATGACTTCGTGAAGATGATCGGAATTTGGGCGGGAATCGCAGAAATGCAAGGTTATTATCTCGACAATCGTGCAAGGGAAACATTCATCACAAAATTACAGTTATTCGAAAGTGCGGTAGAGATCGCAAGGCAAATGGATTACCGCACCAGGGGAGCATACCCGTCTCAGGGATATGTTCGCTTTACGATTAACTCTACCCATAGCTCACCGATTTCTATTCCCTCCGGTACGGTAGTTAAAACAGATCAGGAGTTACAATTCATCACTACGGCCAGCATGGTTATCCCTGCCGGTAGCTTATCGGTACTGGTTCCGGTTAAACAGATGAAGAAAGTAGTTCTCCCGACATTTCAATCTACCGGTTTACCCGATCAGGTTACGATACTTGAAAAAAAGGTTGTCGATGATTCTACGGAGGTTTGGTCGGGTGGCGAGTGTTACACCTTAACGGAATCGTTTGCGTTCGCTGTAGGGGTCGCTACACCCTCTGTCGGTTATTTTGACATTGATAACGGTACACAGAATCTCCCCACTGATTCAATAACCTCAATAACCGTTAACGGGGTCCAGTTGTTATCCTCTCCGGTGGCGTTTACCACGAGCGGAGAATTTACGGCCGGTTTGGTCGCTACCGCAATAACCAATGGCGTAACGGTTCCTGATTATGTTGCCATCACTTCCGGTAAAAGAGTATTGATCTTTGCAACCACAAAGGGGAGCGGTTCAAACGGGTTGGTCCTTGCGGTTACGGCAACCGCAAACATATCCATTGTGAATAAAACAAATTTCAGGGGAGGGGATGATGAATCTGCATACAGGGTTTACAGACCATTCGTGAACAAAGATCAGGTAATGACCATTGAGTTCGGTAACGGAGTTAACGGTGCAATTCCATCCGGAGACATTGACATCAGTTATTATCTGACTGAGGGGGTTAATGGAAATATGCCGGCCGGTACAATTACAAAGATCGTATCCACTATCACACTCCCGCAAGGGAAAACCATTTCGGTAACCAATCCCGAAAATACGCAGGGCGGGATAGATCAGGAGAGTTTGCTCTCAATTCAGAAGAATCTCCCGCTCTTTATTCGCACAAGGGATAAGGCGGTATCAGAACAGGATTACATTGATATTGCAAGGTTGGCCCCTGGCGTTTACAATGCGAAGGTTTATTTCGTTTGCGGTAAAACGGTTGGCGTTTATGTTCTCCCTTATGGCGGTGGATTGAGCAATCTCGAATTCCGAAAAAGAGTTTGGGATTATTTTGAAAATAACCGTAGAATGTTAACCACAAAGGTTGACATAAAACCGGTCGGAGAGGTATTACTCAATTTGTCATTTGATGTTTATGTCAAATCAGGGTATAACACTACTGCGGTTCTTCAATCAGTGAGAGACAATTTACTGAATTTGCTTGGTTGGAAAAATGCGGTTATCAAAACAAGGTTATTCATTTCCGATTTATACGAAACGGTTGAAACAACAATAGGGGTTAAATCCTCTTATCTAACGGCACTTTCCATTGTTCCCTATGCGGAGTATCAGTTAGAGGGAGATAAGCAGTTAAACTGGTCCCGTACGCTACTGGATACAGGATTAACGGTAACCGTTTTCAAGATCAGTTTCTTTAACACGACTCAGTTCACCGTTCACCGGAACACGGTTAATGTTGGCACCCATTCGGTAGGGGATTTAATCACTTACGAACAGATCAGTTTCACAGTGTTATCGGGGAGTTATTCGGCAAATGATTCATGGATTTTCAGAACCTATCCGAGCACCGATGTAAATGCCGGTAAGATTGAATTACAGGAGTTTTCGGTTATCACTGCTTACGATGCGAATATCACACTTAATTTGGCGCAGTAATGTTTTCCCTGAAAGATAAAATATTCTCCCTGTTCGGTATCAATTCGGTACATGACGATCTGTTCAAGGTGAACGGCAAAGGATTCCTCCAACGGTATAACGAAAAACTTGCGGAAGACTTTGACGAAAACGAACTGGATAAGACACATCATTTTTCCAATTATTTGATCAATCCGGATAGCTTGTTAACACGGTTTATCCCATTGAGATATGAAAGCATGGGAGGGTATGATTCCGTTCTCGCTTCAATCGGTTTGAGGGAGATTCCCATGAGGCGGGTATTGAAATACATTATTCCGTTATACAGGAAAAAGGGTACAAAGATCGGTTACATTGCCATGTTCCGGATGATCGGTATTGATGGCACTATTTTGATCGATGAGTACGAATCGGATAAGGGATTTGATTCACCTATCACATGGGATGATACAGTCCGGAGGTTAGATGGTTCCGATTCTACCTGTTCGGATTATGGTATTCAGCTATTCGGGACCATGGCGTATTCTGCTGCATTAATGAATGAGATCAGGTCCGTTGTGGAATTCAATGAACCGATCAATGCAAGGCTTGTCAGGTTAACATATAATCAGGTAATTATTCCTGAAATTGGCGATTAATTTTAATAACTCATATCATGCAAAGAAGAATATTTGAATTCAGGGCAGATGATAAAACCGTAGATTTTAACGGTTCACTGATGGGTATTGTTGAGTCAGGCGTTTACAGGGGGTATGATGCTCACTTAATCGCAGGGTTAACACTGGAATTGGTTCACACGCAAAGCGGTGCTACATTTGTGGATGATACCCCCGCAGTTGTGGAGAATGTCGGGATACTGCGAACAAAGCAAGGAACTGTTATCAGGGAGAGCGCACCGGTGGAGATCACTATTGGCGGGAACAATTACGGTAGTGGTCACCCATCCACGAGAAACCGTATTGATCTTATCGTTTGCGAACATTGGCATCAGGATATAGTAGATGGAGTACAAGCGATCTATTACGCTATCCCTGGCACTCAGGCGAGCAATCCAGTTCCTCCCGCACTAACGAACCCGTCAAAACAAATGATTATCGGAACACTATTCCTGCCCGGGAATTGTGTTAGCTTGGATACTTACGGAGTGAAGTTCACAAAGGCCTCTCTCCCGCTCAATCCATCACTACCTGATACCGCTTACCCCTGTTATTTTGACGAGACAAATAAAGTCATCAAAACGGATTATCTTGACAGGGCGTATTACTATATCGTCAGTGGTGGGATTGATTCAGATTATCCGGAGGTTCGGTCGTTTGATCTGTTCACAATTCCGAATATGGTTGCAACAATTATTTCAGATCAGAAATATAAATTCGTTTCGGGTTACGGGATAATACTTCAACCGGAGTTAGAGTGGTCCATTGCGGAGGCGTTTGAGGAAATTCAGGTTTACATGGTTGGGAGTGCTTACGGTGGTTCCTCCGGTAGCTATGTTCTTGTAAACACTGCAAGATTGTACAAAAATCAGGTGAATAAACTCTACAAGGCACTCATTGGGAATATTGGAACAACCGGAGTATTGGGAGCGGGAGCTCTCACACTCGAGGCAACGGGAAACATTCAAAAGATAACAGTATCCGGAAATGCTGACCTGAAAAGTATCAATACTTTCGCACAACCGAACACGATCGCCGGATTTGATTCCGGTATGCAGTTAATCGTACAGATCAATACCGCAGACAGGATTACCGTAAAACACTTGGCGGCTAACATTACCGCACCATACAAGAACATTTATATCTACGGGAAAAGGGATATTGTTTTATCAGGGAACATTACGCTATACCTGTACGAAGATCAGGATAAATTTGTTCTTTTCCAGTGGAATGCAGATGTAGTGATTTCCACTACTGCGGGTCCGCTCTCAAACCGAAACGGAGTATTCTGCGGAACTGGTTCCAGTGAAACCATTGAGGCATTCAAGGCGCTGATGGTTACCGGAATGTTGAGTAACGATTTATTGTTCGTTGACGAGATCACTGCGGGAGCAAGTGAGGCCGGTAATAAATTCAGGTACACAGTCAAGATCAGAAACGCTCCTACGGTTGATTCAGATAGCCAGGGGAGCACTGCGTGGTTAACTTATACCGAACTATCAAATACAAAGAAAACGGGTTGGCAACGCCTTGTAATGACTGAGGATGATGGTTCGGGTTGTAACGGGGTACTGGTCATTGATTGGGGAAAACTTTCATTAACAGGATACCAGTACGGAACATATAAAGCGGGTGCGCTTTTCGGTATTACTCCATTGTTGAATTGGACCGGAGACAATTCAATACCGTTGGTCACGATAACCGGAACCATTGCCGATGTTGACGGTTCCAGTCCGTTGTATGTAGTTGATGCGGGAGAGAATGTTGTGGTTACACTGAAAACGATTACCCTTTGCGCAAATAAGTTCACTATTAAAAATGTTAATGGATATGTTTGCAGGGTGGAGAGCGATGTCAGTGACCCATTCGGAAACGCTCAGGCTATAACGGTTAACACAAACGGGGGTGCTGCAACCTTTTGGAAGAACGGCGCTAAATTTGAAGTAACCGGAGATTACGAAGAAATTTATTTGTAACCGCACGATATTTTTTGTTTAATTGTTATCAGTTGAGATAAGACAATACGCAAATTATGGGAACTTTGACCGGAGTGTTTCAGGGAGAACCTTTCAGGATGAAAATTGTAGAGAGGGATAACGATGGCAACATTGTGGATTTATCCCTGTATGCGAATGTTATCGTTCGTGCGTGGACCCTTGTCAACAATATAAAACTTTATTCATTTGTCGCAAAAGATGGTTACGGTCCCATCACTGCATTGAGCAATACGGAATATGAGGTCACCGTTCGGAATTATGAAACAAAGACCATGGCACCCGGGCCGTTATTCATTGAGATTTATGTTTGCGATGTGACCGGTACGGAAACCGCAATATTCTCCGGTAAGGTTTGCATGATCTTACATTCACACAGTAAAGACGAAGTATCCAATGGTTGAACTGTATATACTTCATAACACTTTTGAGGTTACCGTAACAGGCGAGAGATCGGTTACGGTAACTGTCACAAATGGATTGAGAGGTATCCCTGGCAAAGCTGTGGAGATTCAAAATACCGGTACCGTAATACAGTGGAAATATGTCGGGGATGATAACTGGATTGATCTCATTCAGGTAAGCGCACTCAAAGGCGATCAGGGAACACCAGTCGAGATTAATAATTCGGGTACCGCAATTCAATGGCGCTATATCGGAGATCAGGACTGGACTACAATCGTAAACCTTTCCGATCTCAAAGGAGATGCCGGCAGGGAGGTAGAGATCAGGAACGATGGTTCTCATATCCAATGGCGTTATGTCGGAGATCAAAACTGGAATAACATTGTTACGCTCTCCGATCTTATCGGTCCTCGGGGATATCAGGTTGAAGTACAGAATACCGGAACTTATATCCAGTGGAAATATTCGAATGATGTCAACTGGACAAATCTCATTTTGTTATCTGACCTCAAAGGGAATAAAGGCGATCAGGGAGATGCGGTACAGATCAGGAATAATGGCTCATATATCCAGTGGAAATATGAAACGGAAACTGACTGGACAAATCTCATAGATATATCCTCTTTGATAGGTCCGCAGGGTTATCAGGTACAATTACAAAACACCGGTACATACATTCAATGGAAGTATTCAAATGATGTCTCTTGGGCCAATCTCGTTGCACTTGCGGATATTAAGGGTAACAAGGGAGATCAGGGAACACAGGTGCAGATCAGGAATAACGGTACGAGTATCCAATGGAAATACGCAACTGATGTCGAATGGACCGATCTTATTTCTATTGCCTCACTGGTAGGAAATAGAGGTTTATCCGTAGAGATCAGGAACAACGGTAACGCAATACAGTGGTCCGTAGAGGGTGCAAACTCTTGGAGTGATATTGTCACACTCGCTGCGATCACTCCGGATATTTCGGGTAAGGTTGACAAGGTTAACGGTAAGGGTTTGTCAGCAAACGATTTCACGGATGATATAAAAAACAGGTTGGCGAACACGCAAGGAATAAATACGGGAGATCAGGATTTATCGGGAAAGGTTGACAAGGTTAACGGAAAAGGATTATCCGCAAACGATTTCACGGATGATATAAAAAACAGGTTGGCGAACACGCAAGGAATAAATACGGGAGATCAGGATTTATCGGGAAAGGTTGACATGGTCGCAGGAAAAGCATTGTCAACGAACGACTACACGGACGCAGACAAAGCCAAAGTTGCAGCCACATCCGGAACCAATACTGGTGACCAGGTAAAATTTACTCCCCGCGTCTATTCCGTTGCGTCAAGTGCCACCCCTACTTTCAATACTAATAATTATGATGCTATATCCATCACCGCGCTTGCTGAAGCGATAACTTCAATGACAAGCGGTATGACAGGATCACCTGCCAACTTTCAGAAGCTAATTATCCGTATTTTGGATAATGGAACAGCAAGGGCGATAACATGGGGAGCAAAATTCGTTTCTAGGGGAGCAACGTTGCCAACTACTACTGTGATTAGTAAACTACTTACCGTGGGTTTTATTTATAATTCAGTCACTACAACGTGGGGTTGTGTTGCAGTAAGTCAGGAGGTTTAGATGTCAATAGTAAAATTAATCGCATCGGGAAATTGGAGTGCAAATGGCATATGGGATAAAGGATCAACGCCAGATGCCACCGATGATGTCATTCTTGATAATGCTTACAATGTTATCGTTGATACGACCTCATGCGTGGCTAAGACTATTTTACAATCCGGTTCCGGAACACTTACCATCAATAATTCAATGAAGCTGACCGTTTCAGGTAATGTAACTTTTGCAGCAGGAAAATTCATAGTAGGAGGAAATACAGCAGAACTTGCAATGTTAGCTACGGGAACACTTATTACTGCGGGGAATATAATGGGGGCATTGACATTTAATGGAGCTTCGCAAACATTTACATTAGGGAATGCGGTCACTACACGACAAGAATCCATCGTAACACTAACAGAAGGGTCTCTTATAACAGGTAGCTATACTCACAATTTTGGGCAATATTCGTCCAATAATCTTAATAATAGAACTGTTAATATTACTGGCACTACTATAAATATCACAACAACAGGTGGAAATAACGCTTTTAATATTTCAGGGGGAGATTCCAATAATATAATAACCGATGCTTCAAGTATTATTAATTTTTTGGGTAATAATCTGTCTCCTAATTTTGGGGGAAAAACATTTCTTGGTTCAGTGAATTTCAATGGCGCAAATCTTTTAGCAGTAACTGTTTCGGGCAGTAATACCTTTCATAACCTATCTTTTGATGGTTCTGCTAAAACTTTATCTTTAATGGTATTAAGTTTATCGGATAACCAGACAATTGACGCAACAGGCACTTTAACCTTAAAAGGTGGTGCAGATAATCGTTATAGGTTATTGGTACAGAGCAATACGTTGGGAACGGAAAGATCTATCACTCTTACCAATGGTGCTACCCTTGTAACCCAAAGGGTAGATTTTAGAGATATTAAAGGTGTTGGTACAGGTACTATTTGGGATTTATCTTCTTATGCAACATGTCCGGGTGGTGCAGGAGATTGTGGAAATTCTGTTACTTGTGGAATCATTTTTCCGACTGCAAGAACATTGTATTGGTATAGCACAGGAGCATACAAATATTGGACGGCCAATACAGGAACCAATCCTTGGTATACTGATGATGTTCACCTGTCTAACCTTTCAGGATTAGACTCTCCCTTACCGCAAGACAACGTAATTATTAACAATAATTCAATACCCACAACTGGGAAAACCATTAATATTGATTCTTTAAGACCCTGTAAAGACCTTAATCTCACAGGGGCAACCAATTCTCCAACCATTACGGTTTCTTCTTCATCAACAATATATGGTTCACTTACCCTGATCAGTGGAATGACTTTTACACATAATAATAATACTATTACTTTTGGAGGTCGTGGAACTCACACTATAACAAGTGGTGGAAAAACATTTTATGATTTATATATTCAAGGTGTTGGTGCATCTTATACACTATTAGATAACTTAACTATTTCAAGAGATTTTTATATCACTGCTGGTTCGTTTTATGTAAACAACTTCAATATAGCATCAAGAAGTTATATCTTAACAAGCACTCCACTAAATACAAGAGCATTTTATATGGGCAATGGAATAGTGGAATCTACCATGTCGGCACCGTCAAATTATATTTTAATATGCGCCGATGCAACTAATTTAACTATTAATTGTGGTCAATCTACTTTTAAAATATCAGGCAGTAATAGCACTGGGGTATTGTATATAATCCCAAACATAGCGGTCTCTTTTTATAACCTTCAGATTAGTGGAAACCAAACAAGTTCAGGATCAATTAATTTTTATCAAGACTTTACAGTTACCAACATATTTACTATTGCCGCACCTAATAGGATTCGTATTGCCAGTGGCAAAACAATCACACTTGGTCCATCTGCGTCTCTTGTATGGATTGGATCAGCAGGGAGTGTGATTGAAATCAATGTAGTTTCCGGAACAACACCTTTTACCATTTCACGTCCTTCAGGAACGCAGATATTCAGTTGTGACTGGCTCCTCTTAAACTATTGCACAGCCACGCAAACCAATACCTTCTATGCAGGCGCCAACTCTACAGGTGACAATGATCTTAACTGGAAATTTGTTGCAGCTCCAGTGTCTTCAGGAAATATGTTCTTAATGTTCGATTAATAATTCAAGCAAAATGGCACTCGAAAAACAAATTTTATTACGCAAAACTCAGCTTAAGTATTGGGCAATTACCCTCAATAGCTGGAATAAGGATAACAATGAGACCACGGTCAATATCTCTCCATATGTTGATCATGATGCTCGAAAAGATTCGGCGGTAAACTATTTCGGAGAGCTCACTAAAACGTACTATTATCCCGGTATTTACACTATAGAAGAATTGTACCGACTGATCAAGGAGGACGAAAAGTTTTCGGGGTTTTTTACTGATTCAATAGACTGCTAAGTATTTATGCTGTATTAAATTCCTTTACAATTCGATTTAAAACTTATTACATTTCGTTTTTTCGATTTTAGAGTAACCGTATGTATCGTATCAACATAAAAACACTTGTGGTTGAACCTGCCGGACTTATACCTTATGCTCCGAACACAGGGGTACAGGGTAACAGGATGGAGATAATTACTACCGCAGACGGATTAAAGTTCTTATATTTGATGCGGTCCACAGGGTTTGAAATGTGGAGATGTTTATTGTGGTGGTAAATTCACAAATGTCTATGTCTCTATCAATTATTCTCGCCAATGCATTGAATTCGTTTTGGGGTAAATTAGCAATACTATTTGTAAGCTATTTTACCCCAATTAAAGAGATCGTTCATGTCATGCTTATTTTCCTGGCAATGGATACGATCTCCGGAATTTGGGCGTCTCTCAAAGGGGGAGACAAGTTACAAAGTAGTAAGCTGCGCACAACCGTTTATAAATTCCTTTGGTACACCGTTGCGGTAATGCTCTCCCTGATGATGGAGAAAACATTCGGATTCTCATGGACCCGTTTGGCTGCACTGGTTGGCGGGTTTATTTGCTCGGTGGAGTTGGTATCAATATTTGAAAACATTTCAAAGATCACTGGTGACCCGATCTTTGCAAGGATTGTCAGGGTAATTAAAAAGAAAAGTTCTGAGACGATTCAGGAGGTCACCAGTACGAAAGAAACCACAGAAACAATAACTGAAAAAACTAATGGCGAATGAAAAAGTTACAACTGTTAATCATTCATTGTACCGCAACACAGGTCGGTATTGAAGTAACAAGCGATCAGATCAGGAAGATGCACCTGTCTCCGCCTCCGGTTGGCAGGGGATGGCATCAAGTGGGTTATTCGGACATGATTCACCTGAATGGCACCATTGAGAACCTTGTTAAACATAACGAGGATGAATGGGTTGACCCTTGGGAGATCACAAACGGAGCAATAGGGTTGAATGATGTTGCCCGTCATGTCGTATATGTAGGGGGTATTGACAAAATCGGTAAACCGATGGATACAAGAACTGTTGCGCAGAAAGCAGCATTACAGTTATATGTCGAAGATTTCCTCTCCCATCATCCGGACTGTAAAATTGCTGCGCACAATCAGTTTGCAAACAAAGCCTGCCCGAGTTTCGATGTTCCTACATGGTGCAAGGAGATTGGAATTGCGGAGAACAATATCAATTATCAAATACATAGGGTATGAAATGGACTGGTGGATTAATCGGTTTGATGGCTCTCGCCATAATTATCTTGTCAGTATTGTTATACAGATCAGGTAAGATCAGTGAGGGGGTAACGATTACAAAACAGGGGGATACTGCGTACCGCTCTCCGGTCACCAGTAACCCCATCCCCACCAGTGAGATCAGGCCGGTACTCCCTCAACAATCTCGAAAACCCATCATTGTCTATCTCAAAGATTCATCCGGAGTGATCTCCATTGATACGATGGAGATCATTGCCCGTTACTCGAAAACAATCTGCGAACTGGATAGCTTGTTAACCGAACTTAAAACCGTTCGGTTTTACAGTGATACGGTAAGCGACACGAGCGCAAAGGTTCGGGCGGTTATCAAAGATCAGGTAACCGATAACCGATTACAGGCTGGTAGGCAAGTGCTCTTTATGAACTACCGGCCTATCTCAATGAAGATCGTCACGCTGGACCGCAAGGGAGCATTCCTTTGGGGGTTAACTGGCGGGTATAGTTTTATGGGGGACCCTCTCTTTGGGGTAAACATGGACTATATCACTGTTAAAAATCGCATGATCGGGGTTACTTTGGGAACGGGGTTCCTGATTCCTGGCAACCGGTTTATCCTCTTGCGATATAGCCAAAAGCTATAAAAGAGGTTTGAGATCAAAAAAAAAGCAAAAAAATTTTGTAGGTTTACTTATCGTTCCGTCAGGAGGTTCGGTTTTTCGTTTGAGATTATTTTTGATATTTATCAAAATATTTTGTTCCGGCTCTTGACTTGTCTCTCTGCCCGTATTATCTTTGCCGCAGCAACAACATAAAAAACCATCAAACCATGAAAAAACTTATCTCAATTTTGAAACCGAAACCCCGCTCTGAAAAAGACTATAATACTTATATTGTGTAGCAACTGAAAAACAATGTTTCAAATCTCAAAAGAATTTACTAATCAATTAAAAATAAACCTTAAACCCTTATTACTATGAAAAGAGCAACATCATTACCGGAAAGCAGAACAGCCATCAGGCTCATGTTCGCAGCAGTTGTAAAAGAAATGTACAACGCCTCAATCAAAAGTTTAACCCCCGAGCAGTTACTTGCAGCGATCAGGAAAACCGCAGAACAGGTGACCATCGTTCATATCCCTGATGGGAGCAATGATACGGAGGTATTGAAGAACGCATTCAAGGAAGAAATCACCATCCTGAATAAAGCGGTTCCGACATTCAAAACTGATGTAACCCTGATATGGAAATCAGCCGTAGAAGTTATTGCCGAGATCAGTGAGACTCCCGCTCCCGCACCAGTGAGTGACGAAGTTCCATTTGCACAACCGGAAGAAACCGAAAACACTGACAAGGGTAATGAGTTCCCGTCAGATGCAGATGATCTCAAGCCGATTGAACAACCCGCTCTCGCTCCGGAATACACAGGAAAGCCAATCACTGAAAAGGATACGGTTGACGGAGTGAAAACAAAAAAACCCGCCAGTAACCCATCCCGCAAATCAATTCAGGAGGCTTTTCCCGGCAAGCAGATTGACCTCAATAAGATGGAGGTAAACGGGAAAGTTTATATCGCTATCCTGACCGCTGCCCGCAGCAAATACATTGAGAGCAAGAACCCGCTCACTTGGGAAAAATGGGTAGATTCCACATATCATGAGTACAAGGGCACCGATCTCGAAAACCGCAAAAAAGCAGATCAGGAAAAACCCGCTGCCGAGATCAAACCGGTGACCGAGAAAAAAGCAAAACCGGTGACCGAGAAAAAAAGCAGGGGAATTCAACCGATTGCCAAAAGTGATTCTCCGGTAGTTGTTCCTCCGGTTGGCGAAAGGGGAGAGAACGAGAGCGCAACGGATTTCTTCACACGCAAGTTCAAAGCTTGTCAATCGGTAGAGGAATTGCAAACCCTGATTGACACAGTGAACAGTGAGGCCAATCGTCAGGTAGTGTTTGTTCACACTGAATCCGGTAAACATGGAGTGATCACTGGAACCAAGACGAATGCAAGGACTGGAAAACCGGTTCTGAAAGTAACCCTGTCAGATGGAGCGGAGAGCAGATCATTTTGTGAGATTTTCACACGCTATTTCTCCCTGATTGAAGATAGCGCAGAATTCGCAAAGATGACCGCAGAGATCGTTAAAAAGTAAAACTGATAAGTAACCCGAACGGGGGGAGATCGTCTCTCTCCGTTCACTATTCAAAGGAATATGACCATTCAAACCGAACAACCGATATCCCGAAGTCGTCACACCTCTCCCGAACCAGTTAAATGCGATCATCCTGAATGCGGGTGGTCCGGTATCAGGATGAATGCCTATCATGGGTATGCTCCGGTATATCCGGATGATGTTGAACCGATGGATTATTGTCCGGTTTGTTGGTCCAATGGTCGGAGGACTGAGGTATGAGTAGCTATGTAAAAGATCATGGAGATCAATTCGCTCCGGTTTACGCTCTCAAATGGGAGAAAGTAGATACAGGGATAACCCGCACTGCAGTATTCGGGGGGTGGCTTGTAATGGTCACTGATTCCGTTTCAACAATCTCGAAAGAACCTTATGCTCCGCAAAAACTGGAAAAAGGAATAGACTGGCACAGATCAGTAACCTTTGTTCCTGATGTCAATCATGAATGGAAAATCTGACAATATGAAAAAACTGATATTAATATTTGCACTGGTTATATCCTTACAGGGATTCTCCGGAAAAGTTTATGTTTCCAGTGATAGCCATGGAGCGAAAAAGGTTTACATCACCAAGAACCGGAGTGAGGCCAATATGTTTGTTTACTTTGTTTCAGATCAGAACCAAGCGAACAAACCGTATCTGTGGTACAAGGTCAGTGATCGCAATACCGCCAATTCGATCATACATTATGTACACGATAAGAACACCGCTGACTTGATAATCTATATCGTTCATGATAAGAACGAGGCTCGTACCTCACGGAAACGCTAAATGGAGAAATACGCCGAATTAAGAGATGCCCTCAATCAATTCAGGGAGTTATTCAGGAGAAAAATACTACCCTTTGATGCGATTAACGGGAACGGAGACTTTCTCCGGAGAATGAGAACCACTGAGTCACCATGGACCGATTCGGAAGCCTCAAAGGTTTACTGGATTCTCAAACCATACACAGAGCGGTTGAAAATAGTGGGTTGCGATTTCCGCAGGGTTCCACTGGTCAAGATGGAGGTACAGAGATCGGAACAACCGCCAGTCAAGCAGATCACTTTTGTTGAACCTTACTTCGTTATCCATACTCCATACCGTCAGGAGATCATTGATGCAATCCGCAACCTCACTGGTCGGATATATCACTCCGAAACCAAAACATGGCGGGTGCCATTAGATCAGGCTCAGAACCTACTTGACTTCGCAGCAAAATTCGGGTTCCTGATAGGGAACAAAGCAGAGAAGATCATGCGGGATATTCACACGAATGTAGCTGATAGCTATAAATCGGAGTATGTCGAATTGAATCTCCCTCTTAAACTTCCATTGTTCCCGTTCCAAACTGCGGGAGCGGATTATGCGATCAGGAATAAGCGGGTAATTATAGCTGATGAAATGGGGTTGGGTAAAACTGTTCAGGCAATCGCAACTACGCTCGGCACCGGTGCGTTTCCCGCACTGGTTATATGCCCGAAGTCTCTCCGGTATAACTGGCAAGATGAATGGAGTAAGTTTACAGATCACAAAGCAGAGGTACTGAATGCGAAGATCAATAAGAATCTTCCGGAGTATCTGCAAATGGGCGTGTTTGATGTCGTTGTCACAAATTATGAGGGTATCGTAAGTTACTTCGCAAAAGAGATACAGGAGGTTATTCAACCAACTGAGGGGGAGATATTCGAAAAATGCAAAGTGAAGTATGTCGGTCCCCCGTTTGAAGGGTTTGACAAGGATGATAACCGATGGAAAAAGATGGAGGTTATTCAGGTTGACAAATCACTGGTGACCGTTATCTTTGAAAAGGGTAAAAAAGGAATACCTGACAAAACGCTCGTATTTTCAATCAGTGATCTAAAAAAAGTCCGGATAATAAAAAAGCCAATTTTAAACGGTACAGAGAAGCTATTCCGAACAGTGATACTGGATGAGGGTCACGAGTGCAGAAATAAAACCACGATCAGGTATAAGGCCGTAGCGCAAGCATTCAAGGAAAAGGAGATCAGGCTCATTCTCTCCGGTACGCCGATCGTAAAAGGTCCGGAAGATATTGCTACCCTGATTGAATTACTCGGTCGTATTGACGAGTTCGGAGGGTATGCTGAATTCATTAAAACCTATACCGGTTTATCCGTTAAAGACTACGGAAAGGCAAAGAATAAGAAATACGATGCCGCAAGGTTACAGGCTCTCAATGTTAAACTTCGCACCAGTTGTTTCATCCGGAGGGAAAAGCATCAGGTATTAAAGGAATTGCCCGACAAATTCAGGCAGATAATCAAAGTCGACATTGACACTCAAACCGAATACACAACGGCATGGCTTGACCTGATGAATTACTTGGTAATGAAAAGCCGTACCAGTAAGGAGATTGAACGGGCAATGAGAGCGGAGATGCTTGTGCGGTTGAACATATTGAAACAGATCAGTGGCAGGGGTAAGATTTCCGCTCTCAAAGAGTTTGCGGAATCATTACCTGACGGAGAAAAACTGATTGTATTCACATGGTTCTTGGAGACCTCTCAGGCTCTTAAAAAAGAGTTCCCGTTGGCAGTCTCGATAACCGGCCAGGATACCGATGAACAGGTTGAGGCAAACAAGAAGAAGTTCCAAGAGGACCCCGATTGTCCGATGATTATTGTTTCGTATAAGAGAGGGGGGATGGGTCACACGCTAACCGCCTCGAGCAAGGTTGTTTTACTGGAATTGGGTTGGACTTATAAAGATCAGGTACAGGCAGAGGATAGAGCGCACAGGATAGGACAAAAGGAATCGGTTAACTGTTATTACATTTTGGGTAAGGATACCATTGACGAAGATATTTACCAAATCATTGAGTCGAGGCGAGAGATGGAGAAAAATGCAACCGGAGGGACCAGTGATATTGAAACCTCTACGGTAGATGCACTCACTACAAAGTTGATAGGCATAGCGAATAAAAAATAATTTTGATATTTATTAAAAATAATTTTGATAATAATAAAAACAGTTGTAATTTTATCTGAAATTAGATTAAGCACAGTAGTTCATTCATTTATTTATTCACCTTAAACAATTACATTATGGCAATTAAAATCATTCGTGAAGATGAACCCATGGGGGTTGACACACTGGTTGTGGTAATCTACGGAGAGCCCGGTATCGGCAAGACCTCACTTGCATTTACTTCCGATCATCCATTACTGGAAGATTATGACGATGGATTAAAGCGGTCCGTTGGTCGTAAGACTGCGGTTAAATTTGATCGTTGGACTGATGCCGCTGATTTCCACAGAGGCGCAGAATTTCTCGCACTCGCTCCCCGCACCCTTATCTTTGATACGGCCGGTACATTACTGGATAACTTCATGGCTCAGTATGTCGGTACAACCGATGCCAAGAATATCAGGGGTGGCGGTGAGTTAACCTTACAGGGATACGGCGCACTGAAAAACCTTTTCAAGCAATTCGTTGCAGAGATGAAAGGGAAAAAGATCAATTTAGTTTTCATTGCTCACACCGAAACAATGAAAGAGGGAGACAATGTAAAATTTCGCCCGAAAATGACCGGTGGTTCTTATGACATTCTCCTTGCGGAGGCTGATATGGTCGGGTATATGGAGAGCAAGAATAACAAGCGCACCATCTCCTTTTATCCATCCGACAGAACCGTTGGGAAAAACACAGCAGAATTCCCTACCATTGATGTTCCGCATTATACCGCTCCGGAGTACAAGACATTCCTTGCCGATCTCATTGAGCAAACGAAAGAAAAAATGTTGTTCATTAACGAAGCGCAACAGGAAGCCATTGAAAAGGTTGACAGATTCAGGGGAGAAATTGAGGCGTGTACTGATGTCTTTACCGAAATGCCGGCTTTACTGGCAGCGATCAATGAACTTTCTCCGGTTTACCGCACTCAGTTGTTATCCCTCTTTGATGGAGTGTACATGAGATTGTGGGATAACGAAGTCAATAAGGTGACCAAAGCAAAAGAGGCTCAGGGGTTACTGGTGGAGATCAATGCTACCCCGAAAAGTTATCTCGGCAAATTACAGGCAAAATTGTGGAAGCGGTGTCAGGATATATCCATTGGTTACGATAAGGCCACAAACCAATTTTTAGACGGTACCGCACCAGTAAAACCGGCACCTGATAAGAAGGCTCCCCCCAAGGCGCAGGGTTCGGGAGATGGCACTATTCCACTGGAATAGTGATTAACATTTCCGTTTCACCGTCAAAGGTTGAAAACTTCCGGAAATTTTATGACGAAGAACTCAAAGGTATTGTAACAGAGGAGGCGGTGGTGCAGTCAATCATGGGCACCACGCCATGGAAACCCGCAATGATCTTCGGAAGCGCCTTTCATAAAATTTTAGAGGTTGACGCCAGCCAGTTCTATAATCCTAAAACCGGATTGTATGTTGTTCAAGACGATCAAATGCCTGAACCTATCACTATGGTTCAATCCGAGGTCGATGTTGCGAACAAATACAGGGAGTCATATCCTCACATGATTCATGAGATTAAATGCCACTACCGTACGCTAATTGGCAAATACGATGTCAGGGTTAATATGAGAATAGACGGCATGAGTGGGATTGTAGTTCATGAAAAGAAAACAACCTCAAAGTCTCCCGAAGTCGGAAATTACGAACGATCAGTACAATGGAAATTCTACGCCCTGGCAACGGAGTGCAGGGTTATCCAGTACGATATATTTCAGATCAAAGAGTATAAGTCCGGACCGAGAGAGATCACACACATACCGTTTCAATTCTTTCCTTATGCTGAAATGAAAGGAGATGTTGACCGGTGGATTATGCACCTGATAAGGTTTGCGGAAGATCGTAATTTACTTGACTACCTGATTCCCAAATGGGATAACGAAGATCTATTCCCTGTATCAAATGAGACGATCTTCGGAACAACATAATTACGAATGGTTGTGTTACCGGATTATCGCAGCAGAGACCGGTGACACAACCTATTCCGTTTACACTGCATTCGTAAAACACTTTTTAAAAGAGGTTGACGAAAATGGAAAGGTTCACTACCGGAAACCTACCTCACTGGAAGATTGGGAGCATTCAATTTATATGCAACAAATTCATCACTTCATTGCTCAATTTTATCCTGATTTCGTTTGGCCTGAAAAGAATGACATTATGCAACCAGTATTTAAAAACATTGAATAATCTAAAATTACGATCATGAAAAAAGAAACGTTCATAAAAGCAAAAAAAATAATCACATTAATTGAGGACCTGAAAGAAATAACAAAGTCTCATTATTCGCAGGAAGATGGACTCAATATTGAGATTACTTCATATCAAAGGGGTCCAAAGAACTTTAATGTAAGTACCTCACATACCGTTTACGGAGAGGTTGACGGGTTGAAAGAAAAGATCAGTGAGCGGTTGTCAGATGCTTGTTTATTCGTGCAGATGGATATTGATAAGGCTATTAAGAAACTGGAAAAGGAACTGGCCGAGTTACAGGATATTCCGGATGATCTCGAATAATTTTTTTGAGACCAGTTTTGATTAATATAAAAACAGTTTTATATTCGCTGAAATTATCTAAATGATTACCGGAGGTTATTACATAAAAGCACGATTCATAAAAAGCAGTAATGTGGCAAAGTCTCCCCCGCATGTTAGAGAAACATGGGATTATCTTTTACGGGAAGCAAGTCACACAGAACAAAGGTATCAGGGATTTAAGGTAGAGAGGGGTCAGGTATTCCGTTGTTATCAGGATATTAGAGAGGCGTTAGCGTGGTATGTAGGGTATCGGAAAGTGATGTACAGTGAAGCTAATATCAAAAAGGCAATGGAATTTCTCAGGCATGAGAAAATGATTGAGACGGTGAGATACCCCGGGGGAGTGCTCATTACTGTATTGAACTATGCATACTATCAAGACCCAAAGAATTATGAAAAAGATCAGGGTTACGATAGAACTAATGAAAGTACCACTGAAAGGACTAATGAAAGAACTAACGAAAGAACTAAGGCAGAAATCGGAAAACCCCGTCAGAAGCGGGAAAGGAAGGGTAAGAAAAAAGACGAGAGTACCAGTGAAAGGACTAATGAGAGTTCCAGTGAAAGGACTAATGAAACAGCCACTATTACAATAACGGAAGAACAAAAAATTAAAGAATTAAATTCTTCGGCGGTGGCTCCGCCCCCCGCCGTTGAGTCAATCGTAACAAAGATCAGGATTGTATTTGAAGAATTCTATACCAGTAAAAAGCCTAATGAAAAATATTATTACGCTCCGATGGATGCAAAGCACACAAAGGAATTGGTTAAAAAATTATCGTACCGGTTGAAGAATAAAGTACCGCCAAAAGAACCGAATGATGAAAATGTCATTGAGTCATTCAAAGGGTTACTGGCTATGCTCCCGAAATGGCATATTGAAAATCTCTCACTGGTAAATATCAATTCAAAGTTTAATGAAATTGTTTCATCCCTCACGAAAAGCAAACCCAAAACAAAAGATATAAATGGAATCAGCTATTAAGAATCATTTTCAGGCTCTCACTGATGCGATCAGGAGAACCCGTACCAAACGGCCGGTTGTCAATTACGATATGGAGGTAGTGAAAAAACAGATCACTGCAATAGGAAACGGTTATATCAGGGATTTTAAAATTGACGAGTATAATGTTAAACAGATTGAGAACATTATCCGCTACTTTTACTTTGACCCGAACTTTGAGGGAGAACCTGAAAAGGGATTGCTCCTGATTGGGCCAAAGGGTACAGGGAAAACACTTATCATGGTTATCATGCAGAAGCTATTAACAATGCTGAAAAAACAATTCATGGTAGATGGGTACGATGAAAATTGTAACACCTTCGGTATTGAACCTACGCACAGGATTACCGCAGCTTACGAATCAACAGGGCACCCGGGCATAATGAAATACACTGAAAAGAACATTTTTTGTTTTGATGATCTCGGAGAGGAAGAAAAGCTATGTAAGTATTATACCAACGAGATCAATGTCATGGCAAAGGTTCTTACTGACCGGTATTTTAATTTCGTCACAAAGGCATTGATCACACACGCAACCAGTAATTATCCATTGGTGGATACTAAAACCGAAGCGCATTATTATTTAGATTTCTACGGTGCAAGGGTTGAAGATCGCATGACCGAGATGTTTAATGTTATTGTTTTCAAAGGTAATAGTCGCAGAAAATGAAAATGGAATTTGATTATCTCGAATTTGTACAGATACCGCACACCGGTAAAACCCTGAAATATTATTGCAAGAATAAGCGATCAGGAGTTATCCTTGGATATGTACAGTGGTATGGAGCATGGAGACAGTATTGCTATGTGACAATTCATGATGCAATTTATAGTCGGGGATGCTTACTGGATATAGATTTCTTCATAAAACAAGTAACTACCGAATATGATAATATCAGAAAAAACAAAAAGGGTATTGGAAATACTTAATGTTCCATTCGGGAAAGGGTTATCCGCAAGGGAGTTTTCAGATCAAATGTGGCCTGATAGTCCCGCAAGGAATCGCTCTTACAATGTCGGTAATGGTGCTACTCATGGAGCGGGTTTGTGGAAGTCTGCCGGTAGCTATCTTTCGAGATTGAGAAAAACCGGATTGATCAGGGATTCATTCGGAGAGGATGGATACTCACTACAAAGGAAATGGAGAATAACAGAATTGGGTATTAAAACATTGAAAGATGCCGATGCTAATTAGGACTGAGAAAGGAACCGAGGGCGTTGTTCTTGAAATGGTTGGAACAAAATTGCTCTGCGAAAAGACTGACAAAGATCACCGGAAAACCGGAGTGAAATTTGCGGTTGAACATACAAAGGTTGAAACCATTGGATACATTGATTACCCTAAAAGATAGCATTATGAAAGAGGTTACACAAGATCAGTTTTATCAGTTCATTGGTCCGCTCGATGTCACAGTAGGCGCTATTGGCAATTATCCGTACACTACGGAATTCAGAATGAGGCGCAGTAGGGAGTTAATGGGTAAGGTGGTTGAAAATTATTCTGATGAATTGGAACACCATTACCCGATAGTGAAAAAGTATTTCATTAATAACTAAAATAAAGCGGTACAGAGCATGATAACAAAAAAGTTATATATCGGTATAGATGGAGGCAGGGAAACCGGCCTCGCTACATGGAACAGCGCAGAACAGGCATTCTCCGAAATACTCACTACCGATTTTTGGGGAGCGATTGACCGGATAGAATACTGGGCTCAGTATTGCCTATTGAGTGCATTGGAGTTAACGGTTGTCATTGAGAACCCTGCCGGCAATTCTCCGGTATTCAAAATTGACGGAGTGTATTCCGCAACCAACGGGAACCATCATGTCAAGCTGGCTGCTGCCGGATTTGTCGCTTCCTCTATTGGGTCCGTTAAAAGGGAATCGGAGTTACTGATTGAATACTGCAAAAAACATAAAATTATTTACAGGGCGCTCACGCCAGGAAAGCGATCTTTGACAAAACTGGATGCTGAAAAGTTTGAGCGGTACACAGGATATAAAAAACGAATATCGCAGCATGGGAGAGATGCTGCCATGTTGGTATTTCAATTTTAGTTCTCTCATTTATTAACCCTTAATTTTATCTTTATGTTCATTACAAATTTGAAAATCATTGTCGCAACTGATGTCAATGAGAAAGTGTTCAAAGCACTTATGAAACGGCTCTCCGACAAAGCCAAAAAGGAAATGGAGAATGTTACCGGAGTAGCATTTCCCGCAGTGAAGGAACCATACCTCCACTTTGAAAACAAGTTTAACATTCCGTTTGCGGACCTCAATGCACTGTTCATGTCAGAGGATGAAAAGATCGTTTTCAGGGCGATCGGTGACGAGATGGTACAGGTGCCCGGATTCACTTTCAAATCAATTCAGGTACCGCTCACTCCGGAACAAAAGGAAGAAGTCGGAACGGATATGTGCAAAGTGTTGGAGGAAACCGAACAGATTGAGGCCGACAAAAAAGAACACAGTAAGCAGTGCGCTCTCAAAATTGAGAAACTTGATGTTCAAATGGCCGAACTCGCCACTCGTTTCCGCAGGGGATATGACGACAAAGAGATCAAATGCGTTGTGCAAATGGACTTCGCTACCAAAGTGAAGAACTACCTCAATGAACAAACCGGAGAGGTCATTGCCAGTGAGGAACTTCAACCGAGCGATTTTCAAATGAGGATTGATTATATCCCGGGCGTTTCTGCGGAGGTACTGATTGGTGAAGAAAACACCGGAGATGCTCTCCCGTTTCCAGTGGTAGAACCGGAAGATGATGAATTGCCAATGTAGTCCTTTGGGAGTGATCTCGTCGACATGAGGCTCATACCCTCACAGACGATAAAATGTAGGTGAGAATCCTATTCCGTCAAATGGCTGAAAAATCCATGTCAGAGGCCAGCTTACTATCGTAAGTGCGGAAAGGTATAGATCACTCCCTTTTTTAAAACATTGAGGGACCGGTGGGGTGGGTATCTTAAATACTCCGTTACGCCACTCCATCGTTACCCCTCAAACCTTAAACCCCAAAATATGAAAACAGACGAAGTGAAACAAGTTGTTACAGTTATTTTGAACCATTGCGAAATGACAGAATCTCAGGCTCTATTCTTCAATAACGGGAGACGGTCAAATGGAAAAGTATCAAGGGCAAGGCACCTGATAAAATATTTTCTGTATTTCCATTGTAAGCTATCTACGCCTCAGATAAGTAGGGAGATGGAGGATATATCTACCGGATTTGACCACGCCTCTACCCTGTACAGTATTGGAATTGTGAGAGCGCAAAAGAAATATTTCTTCAATGACCTGATTGCGATCAAAGAACTATTAACACCGGTAGAGGAACCGGTTGCGGAACTGGTTGCCTGAAATAAATTTTGACAGTATTAAAAATTGTTTTTTATTTGTATAAAAATTGATAAGATGAAAGTAGTTACATTGAATACGGTTACACTGGATACAGTGTTGACGATGGGGGAATTTGTTAAACAAGTGCGGGAGCGGACCGGTAACACTAAAATCTCCAATCAAACAATTCATTATCATTTGAATCATACGGATGAACTGGACTTCATTGACTGGTGCGGGATGAAATTAATTGTTATGAATGAGAAAGCGAAACGGTTTAATCCCGGCCAGTATTACAAGAATTAACACCCCTCACTGAAAAGATCAGTGAGGATTATTTATACCCACAATTTTGATAACCTTAAAACTATTAAAAAACTATGAAAACATTCCAAAACATTAAAAAACCTATTGTGTTCTTTGACCTCGAAACAACCGGATTAGATGCATTACAGGACAAAGTTTGTCAAATCTCACTGATAAAAGTCATTGGGGATACGAAAGAAAAGATTGAAACCCTGATTAATCCCGGCATACATATACCGGAATCCGTTACTGCGATTCATGGTATCACTGATGAAATGGTATCCGGTGCGCCGTACTTCAAAGACATTGCCGCTGATGTGGCTACATTCCTGAAAGATTGTGACATTGCGGGGTACAACATTATCTACTTTGATCTCCCGCTACTGATTGAAGAATTGGGGAGATGTAACAGGGAAATCTCACTGGAAGGAATCAATATTATTGATGTTTGTTTGATCTACAAAAAAATGCGCCCGAGAACGCTCACTGCTGCATACATGGAATTCACTGGAAGGAACAGGGAGGATGCGCATGATGCAACCGCAGATACACTGGCAACCATTGAGGTATTTGATGCCATGGTTGAACGGGAGAATATCGGGGATACTCCGGAGGCGTGGATGGATTACACTGTTAACCGCAAACAAATGGTTGACCTTGCCGGCAAATTGATCAGGGGAGAGAATGGAGATATTCTCTTAAACTTCGGACCGCACAAGGGAGAAAAGGTGGTCGATAACATGGGGATGCTGAAATGGATGATCGGTAAGAATTTTCCAAGGGATACAATGAACTGGGTAAATGCGATCATGGATGATAGTTCGGTAGCCTACGGGAAGACTTCTACCGAAAATGATGTTACACCCTTACCATTCGGTTAAACGCTCCTATAACTCACAGAAATCAATATTCCAATAACCCTTAAACCTTATGAAAAATGAATGACATTGTAAAAATTAAGATTGCGGACATTGTGATCGTTTCAAATATCCGCACACAGGACAGTAAAGCGATTGCGGAACTTGCTGAATCCATTGAATCGGTTGGCCTTATTCAACCGATTACCACAACCTTTGATGAAGAAGCGGAGAAATACCGATTAATCACTGGTCACCGCAGGGTAGCGGCATACATTAAACTCTCTCTCCCCGAGATTGAGGCAATACTCAAACCGGAGATGTCAGATGCCGACATTATCGCATACCAGTTAATTGAGAATATCCAACGGGAAACGGTCACCATTATTGAGGAAGCGCACTCATTTGACAAGCTTGTTAAAGAGAATCATTTGACGGTTAAACAGATTGCGAAGTCAATAGGGAAAACCCTGAAATATGTCAACGCAAGGTTACTCCTGAATAACCTCACTGATGATGTCTCCGCACTGGTCCACTCCGGAACCCTCACAACGCAACACGCCTTACTCTTTGCTCAATGCACCCCTGATGCTCAGGCGATGTTATTAGGGAGGATACGCCCTGATATTCTCAAACCGGAACAGGTAGAGGGTCCGAGAGAACTCAAACGGTTAATATCGCAACTGGTGGTACATTCACTGGCCGGTGCACCTTTTGATTTCGAAGATGCCGAGTTAGTGCCTCACGCCGGTAGCTGCCTCAAATGTCCGAAACGATCAGGTGCGAACAAATCACTGTTTGACACAGTGGAGAGTGAGGATGATTGTTTTGACCCTGCTTGTTACGGGTTGAAGATTCGCGCCATGATGGATAAGATGGCCGCTCAATACCAGTTGAAGAACATTAAAGTTCATTTCCTTACGGAGAACTGGAAACCGGATTCTGAATTAGAGAAAAAGAATCTCGAATGGGGGTATAAGCTGCACACCGTAGATATGCCAAAAGGTAAACCGGTAAAAGGATTTCCATTGAGAGAGGTAGGTATCTACATTGAGGCTCAGAATCCCGAAAAGAACGGAACGGTTGTACAGGTATTGAACGATGAAGAATGGAGAAAGTTTTACGATTTAACCGCTCCGAAAAACAATGACTCACGCCCTGATAATAACGAATCGGTATCTGATGAAGATCAGTTCACGAAAGAATTTCAGGCCAACCGCAAGAACATTGAAAAGTTCATCAAAGAGATAACCAACGCCGCTGCGCTGCAAGTAGCGAAGTCGGATACGATTAAGCTACCGGATACCTTGCTCCGTTATCTTGGGAAGAACCTACTGGAATCGCTTGACGAAGAAGATCAAAAGGAATTCATTAAACACTTCGGGTGGTCCATGGAAGTCGCTCCGCAAAAAGAGGGTGGGGAGATCAGGGTTGTCAACTTTGAAACCTTTGAGGCTTACGACATGGATACCCTGTACCAGTCGAATATTTACAGGTACTCCGGTCGTGATCTTTATGAGGTCCTGATATTTCTCGTCTTACTGGAAATTGGTTCGCAAAGTTTTTACGGAAAGCGAATGAGTGACGAATCAATATACGGTATTGAATTAGCGAAAGAGATAGGGGTAAACACTGATGAAGTCCTTGCCTCAGTAGAGAAAGAAACGGAAAGCGCACTCAAAAAATTCATCCTGTTAAGAAATTAATTTTTTATAATTAACAAAATGTTATTATTTTGCCAACGATAATTCACTGATTTATTCACTAAAAACAAGAAAACATGAATGTATTATCGCAAAGTCAAGGGTGGTTCATCCTGTTAATGTACTTACTGGTTATGTGCGTACTGGCATGGTGGTACTCCCGAAATGACGGGAAGATGACAAAGTTATCATTTCTCGTTGCCAACAGAACTATTCAGGGATGGTATGCGGCCTTATCAATAGCTGCCACTTGGATATGGGCGCCCGCTTTATTCGTTGCTTCGGAAAAGGCATACACGCAAGGAATTGCAGGGGCGTTTTGGTTCATTGCTCCGAATGTTGGCGTGTTGGTTTTATTCGGTTTTTTCGCTAACTGGATGCGGAAGAAAAAGCCGGAGGGTTGGACATTCTCCGATTCAATCAGGGAGTCCTACTCGAATCGTACTCACAATTTATTTTTAATTGAGAGTTTCGGATTGCAAACAATGTCATTTGCGGTCCAGTTATTGGCGGGTGCTGCCGTAATGAGTAAGATTACAGGGATAGGATTCTTCCCGCTTACCGTTGCCCTGGCAGTTATACCGATCATTTACACTTTCCTGAAAGGGTTAAAGACAAGCATCATGACGGACTACTGGCAAATGCTCGTCATTGCGGTGGTCCTGATTGTTGGTTTACCGTTCCTATTCGCAAGGACAGAACCCGGCTCCATTATCAGGGGATTGTCCGGAGCGAGTGGTAAGTTCGGCTCTCTCTTTGACTCAAACGGATTAAATGTTTTCCTCACATTCGGTTTGAGTACAACCATTGGACTGTTATCAGGTCCATTCGGAGATCAAATGTTTTGGCAAAGGATTTTTGCGGTTAAAAGGAATCAGGTCAAATCGACCATGATGTGGGCCGCAGTGTTCTTCGCCATTGTTCCGATCTCACTGGCTCTATTCGGGTTTGCGGTTGCCGGTTCCCATGTTGAAAACGCCAACACTCAATTAACGAACCTCACTGCGGTATTGAACTGGACCCCGACATGGTTCATCTGGCTTTTTATCGTACTGATTTTATCCGGATTGATCTCTACATTGGACAGTATTATCACGGCGGTATCTTCCATTGTCGGTCATGACATTCAGGTAAGAACACAATTCAAGTTTGATGTCGTGAATGCCTCCCGTATTGCCATGGTGGTAGTGACTATCGTAGGTATTTGCATAGCGAATATTCCCGGCCTCAAAATTGTGTACCTGTTCATGCTTTACGGGACATTGAGGGCATCGGTATTGCTCCCGACCATGTGGCATATCCTCGATAAAAAAATGTCGGAGAAAGGCCTGTTTTACGGTATCCTGATAAGTATGGCGGTAGGGTTACCGATATTCGGGTATGGAAACCTCAATAAGATCACTTGGATGATCGTTGGCGGTTCCCTGATCTCGCTCCTTGCCAGTGGGATAATCTCACGCCTCGGGAAGAACAAAGTTTAATTTCAAAGTATCAATTCAAAACAGATTTTAAGATGAAAAAGATTTTAACATTATTCGCAGTGCTATTATGCACGATCTCACTGAATGCACAAGTATATGACGGTATCACACAACCCACAAGGTGGCGGGTATGGTTCCCTGCACAAATGAGTGTTGCACCCGCTAAAACAACTACGCCAACGGTTGCTCCATTCGTGGGGTATAAGGTTGACTTGGCGAAATGGGTAAACCTGACAGCAATATATCAATACAATATCAACAAACACGCCCATATCCCGCAAGTATGGATGAACTTCAACATTAACAAAAAGGTATATTTCCTGTTCCGCACCGGATACAATACTCAGGCGAACCAGTTATTTGAAACCGTCTCCGGTACATGGAAAGCGCCATTGAACCTGATGTTGGATTTCACTTGGCAAAACCTGATTGTTAATAACTTCAATGAGGGAGCGACAAAGGGAACGCAAATGTTTGAGACATACGACAATTTTCAGGTACTCGGGGGATGGAAACTCACTGTTAAAGGGCGGGATATATTCGTCATTAACACTGGTTGGCGGTTCCGACAGGAGTATGTTAATAACAAGTACAATGCCGGTTTGATCTCGAACCTCCGGTTAATTGTGTATCAAAAGAACTGGCTGCAATTCGGGTATGATTACACGAATAAAATGTTAACCGCAGCGGCCGTTATCCAGTTCGACAATTTTACAGACAAGAAGAAGTAAACCGTTATTAATCCGGAGAAAGGTGGGGGAGCGATCTCCCGCCTTTTTTAAGCTATGAAACAACTCACTTGGAAAAACGAAACAAGAAAACTTTCTGATCTCATACCTTGGGAAAAGAATCCCATGATCATGACCGATTCCAAATTTGAAAAACTGGTCGGGCAGATCAATTCATTCGGGTTTACGAATCCGTTTGTTATTAACATTGATAACATGATCGTTTGCGGTCACTCCCGCAGAAAGGCATTGATTCAGTTGGGTCGGGTGGATGAAGAAGTTCCTGTAAGGGTCCCGAATCGTGCGCTCTCTTCGGAAGAATTTGAATTGATCGCATTGGGGGATAACCGGTATATTTCAGCATTTGACCCGAAACTTGTATCCGCAAATTTTAACCCTGATGTATTACTGAAACTCGGGTTTGAAAGATGGGAATTCGGCAACCTGAATAACGATCTACTTGCAACAATGCCAACCTTTGCGGATAGACCTGATTCAAAGTTACCGGAAGATGATCGCTCCACGCTCACACCTATTGACCTCGAAGCATTGAAAAGTGAGGGCAGTCAGTTACCGGAGCACAATGAACAGGAACCATCCGCAGAGCAAACCCAAACCGAAAAGGAAATGGCCTTTGAATTGCTCCTGAAATTATCCGTTCGGAGATCTGCTTACCAGTTGATAACCGAACTCAGGGAAAAGTATAATGCCACTACGGTATCTCAGGCGTTCCTGATGATAATTGAAACGATGGAGAGAGCGAAAGACCATCCTGATTTCAAAGACATTTTCGGAAAATAAACAACCATGTGCGGGATATATGGATACATAGGTAGTTTCGCAAGTTTTGATGTTATTAAAAAACTGATTAAATTAGCTGAAACAAGAGGGAAAAAACAGCATGGATTCAGTTATATAAAAAACGGAATGCTTTTCACTTACAAAAATACCGGTCGGGCAAGTAGAACGCTCTCACACGCTAAAAGGGTGGAGGGAGCGCAATGCATTATCGGTATCGCTCAAAATAATACAGGGCGGTTCTCCGGTGGTCCGCAGCCGTTCACTGATGGAGAGAGCGTTTCAGTTGTTATACTGGATGATTTCAGCAGCTATAAAAGTTTATTCCGTAACCATGACCGTAAAACACCCGCACAGATCAATTCGGTAGCCTGTATTGAGAGATTAAACCGGAGTGATATATCACCATCAAAACTACATAGAACGCTCCCTACGCATCTCGTATTGACAATTCAGGATAACACTTTTTATGTTATGAATAAAGAGTTACCCCTGTACATTGAAGAATTACCTGATGGATTAATTTTCAGTTCCAGGCGAATTTCAGAAAAAAGCAAACCATTATTCAATTCATTCATTCATCATGTCGTTAAGTAAAGAATTTCAGGAAACAAATGTATGGGAAGCCTCACAGGAACGGGTAAAACTGGTATTTGATCGTTTCGATCATGTCTCAGTCAGCTTTTCCGGTGGTAAAGATTCAACCGTTGTGCTACATTTAGCACTGGAAGAAGCCGAGCGCAGGGGAAGATTACCACTTGATGTTTTCCATTTTGACGAAGAAGCCATACACCCTCCAACGATGGAGTATGTTGCCCGAGTAGCCAGTAACCCGAAGATAAGATTCCTTTGGTTCTGCCTACCGGTCCAGCACCGGAACGCATGCTCCCGCAAACAACCGTATTGGTATTGTTGGAACCCGAAAGAGAAGAATATTTGGGTGCGCCCATTACCGAAAGAGGGTATCACTTATCTCAAAGGATTCGAGGCCGGTATGGATGTCCCTACTGCCTGTACGCTATTATATCCGGAGGTACAGGGAAGTAAAATCCAGTTATTAGGTATCCGCACCGAAGAATCACTCCGTAGGTACAGAGCGGTCACCGCAAGGGTGGAGGATAACTGGTTATCATTGAGATCAGGTGCCGGTCGGTTTTACAGGGGTTATCCTATTTATGACTGGAGCTCATTAGATGTGTGGATGCCGATAGCAAAATTCGGGTGGGATTATAACCGCACTTACGATGTTCTCAATATGTACGGGTTCTCCCCGTTGCAGCAAAGGGTTTGTCCTCCCTACGGCGAAGAACCATTACGGGGTTTACACCTTTACAAAGCCTGTTTTCCCAAAATGTGGGATAAAATGATTAACAGGGTGCCGGGGGCCAACGCCGCAGCACTTTACGGAAATAGTGATGTTTACGGGGTGCGGTTAAAGGAACCCCCCGATGGAATGACATGGAGGGAATATCTCGAAGTGATCATGACCCTTTGGGATACAGAACAGGAAACCCGACTCAGGGAACACATTAACGGTCAGATAAAACTCCATTATTACAAGTCAATTCTCCCCATTCACGAATCAAAGAATGACCCAGTGAGCGGTATGAGTTGGCTTTTCCTTTGTCGAATTGCATTATCAGGTGACCTGAAATTGAGAATAGCGGGGGTTGCCATAAGGGAAACAGGGAAAGCCTGTACGAAAATGGGGATAACAAACGAACAAGCGATTGAATTATACGGAACTGAAAAATTTAAAAACGATTTCAAAAATGGAACAATCAGGAAACCAAAAGACGATGAAATTGAGGAAGTCATCGGAAATGACATCGACCTCGAAAGTGATGCCGGTGAGTAATGTACAGTGGGTACATAGATCAGAATTAACGGCAAATGATTACAACCCGAATTATGTTGCGGGTCCCGAAATGAAACTCCTGAAAACCTCCATCATGGAGGATGGATGGACAGTGCCACTGGTAATTGATGAAAAGGGTACCATCATTGACGGATTCCACAGATTCACGCTCTCCGCAGATGCGGAAATTTACGCTCTCACGGATGGATGGTTACCGGTTGTTATTTTGACGAGAGATCAAAATGCAAGGCGGTTATCCACGATCAGGCACAACAGGGCAAGAGGTACTCATGCAGTGATTGAAATGTCGACAATCGTGCGCTTTTTACTGGAACACAATATGACGGTTCCTGAAATACAGGCACGCTTGGGGATGGATGAAGAAGAAGTTTACCGGTTATCCGCAAAGGGTGGTATGCCGGCACAAGCGATCAGGCAGCAAAAAGATTTCAGCAAATCATGGAACCCGAAAGGATAAAAGTAATTGCCATTACCGGCAGCCGATCAGGTATTGACAGGGGAACAGTGCACCAGTATTTGAGTGCGCTGCTCTCCCTTGGCAATTATGAGATCGTGACCGGTGGTGCAAAAGGGGTTGACAGATTCGCTATTGAATTTGCGGAATTACATGGAATAAAGCATACCGAAATTCTACCTGATTATAACCGTTATAGCACAGTGGCGCCAATTATCAGGAACAAAGAGATCGTAAAAAATGCGGATATGGTATATGCTTTTTGGGATGGATTAAGTAAGGGAACTTTACACACTATCACCTATGCAAGCAAAATCGGAAAAAGAATACTCGTTATTAAAAACTGACAATGGCATTTATGGATTATACACCTACCATAGCACTTGGACCTCTGCCTCCGGTCCGCTCAATGACCCCGAAAGTCAGAGGCAAAACAATATAGTTGCGGGATTCAAGAATAGAGGCCACAATACCGAACTGTTTTCCCGAAGGATAAAACAGGTTGCTCTCCTGTTAAACTGTACACGAATCGTTGCCGTACCTCCGCACGATCTGAAACAGAGCAATATTCAAAAGTTGTTTCCTGGCAATGGGATTATTCGCACCACGCCCGGGCCCAAACGGAAATACAAAAAAAATGAGTTATCCCTCTCTCATTTTTCAATCAGTGATACAAAAGAGCGCACCCTACTGGTGGATGATCTCTCTACCACTGGATACACCTTAAAATTCTTCGCTAATTCATTTCAGGATTGTGAGTTATTCGCTATTGGTATCAATGCGAAACTTAATCCACGCACAGTCCGGATGCTCCAAGATCAGGATATCAAGCCTCAGCCTGAGATCAAACCGGAGGATACTGGTAAGATACAGGTTGACAATGTAAGCGACAGGGTGGCGTTCATTGCTGCTTTACAGAATGGAATGGGGTTAACTCATGGGTGCAGATTAATCCAGTGGCACCCGAAAGAAATGTCCGCTCTACTGATTCGGGAACCGGAATTCCGCAAAGAGTGTGAACACGCTCTAAAATTCGCCTCGAAAGCCTTACTGGTCATGAGTAACAGTTTTCTCGAAAATAAGAAATTCGACAAATGGCTCCATCAGAACGAATACATTAAGGCGTTCCATACCGATCTCAATGTTTGGGAGTGTTACCGGCGTAGGGAATTGGTAACGGATATTGATCTCATTAACGGATTCAGGATATTCGGTAGCATTGGAGAACTGGCTACCTCTACCGGTTTTACCGGACCTGAATTGATTGAACATATTGCTACAAACAAACGGTTGTCAATTTATTTCACTGAAATAGGAGTGTTAAAATGAAACTTGTCCTGAATAAATACAAGCGATGGAACACCACAGACGAGCGGTTTGTTGCGTATTTGAGGGATAACTTCACTAAATACGATAACCGCACCCTTGCGTACATGATGGGTAGAACAGTAGATGCGGTTCGGAAACAGTTGAAGAAAATGAAACTCAAACGGCCACGCAAAACGAAGATCAGGACCGGAGCTCCATTAAAGCGGGGGAGAAAGCGCAAGGAATTAACGATCTTTGATATGCTTGTCATTGGTCAGGTAGAGCGAAAGAAGCGCCAACGGGTACGGGAGCGCAACACCCGCACCGAACAGTTAAAAGCGATTGAGAAAAAAAAGGTTACCGCAGAATTTGCCGATCCTCCCATACACTGCGCCCCGGTCACTGAGGGGAAGGAATACATTGTTACCGTTATCAATGGAAAGGAAACCATCATTTACGGTGACCCCGTTAAAATAAAGAGATACATTGAGGCTTGTCAAAACAGATTTAACCCTAAAAAAACTAAAAGGAATGGACCGAAAAATTATTAATCTCATAGGTGAAGTTAAGACCGGCACACCGGATTGTATTTGTTTCGTGTGCGAAAAGGAAACGAAATGGCCGCAACGATATGAAGTATCGGAAACGGAGGAAGTAATTATCTGCAATAAATGTATGAGGGTAAATATGCAAAACATTGTAGATACGGTTATCTCAATGCGATCAGTTTATAAAATCGCAATAGACACATTCCGGAGAATAGTTCCTCCGGATACTTTTCAGATCAGGATTGACGATATTTTTACGGCACCCTCAAACCTTCAGGCATACATTAATCAGGTAAAGCTATTAAAGTCCCTGGCATTATACCTCACTACATTTGATTCAAGCCTGTACGGGAGCGTTTCTCTCATGGACCTTATCAATGTATTCAGATTGGCAAAGAATGAAATGGATGATACCGTAATAGATCACTGGGCACTGTTATTGGTTAACATGGCATTGATCAGGGAACCACAAAGGCACCGGTTACTTATTTCCACAATGCAGGAGATGGGACCACTGGAAATAAAGATCATCCATTCAATACAGGAACAGAACGGGGCAATAGCCGTTCACCTACTGGAAGAACAATTCAAAGAAGCGATCTCCGAAACAAATCTCCGGTTACTTTTACTCAACCTATTCCGAACGGATATACTGGATAAGGTTGCCATGGATATGAGTAACATTGCATACCTCACTGAATACGGCAATATTTTTGCAACAAACATATCTTTTCTAACCATTAAAAACAATTAGCCATGAGTAAAGATTCAATCAGGTCATTAAGTCGTAACAACAAAAGGGAAACAGACACCATTAACGAACAACTGCAAAAAGGAATCAAAGCCTTTTTTGACCGCAGAAAAGAACTTTGTACACTGGACAAAGGGATAATCATTACCGATCAACCGGAGAAAATTACCTCTCTCTACGACAACCACAATCAAAACTGGAAAAGGTTCTGCACCGTATGGAATAAGAACAAATCCCATCAGATCATGTGCGATCATTCAGCATTCGCAAGATATGTTTTCGAATACGCTGAAAAGGAATTGAAAAAGAACTGGACCGATGAACTCAAACGGATTGTGGAAGAACTGTTCTACTGCAAAGAATACATCGATGAAGATTACTCCGCTATCTACGCAACGGAAAGCTGCGAAAAGGGGTTGGCTCTCCCCAAAGAGGCAACCGGAGAGGCAGCAATAACCCTGATGAAAAGATACTTCGACAAACTGTATGCAGAGAAACCGGCAGAGATCATCCCTGAAACAGTTTATATCCCGCCAACACGCAAAGAAAAATTCATTCAGTTCCTCAAAGATTGCCGTAAGGCCATCATGGAAGATGAACCGAAAGAGGTAGTTCAAACCGAAGAAAAATTGCCTACATTCTTCCCCTCAGGATGGTTGTATCCCGAACCCGAAAAGCAGGAAACAACCGTACAGGAAAAGGTAGAAATGCTCCCTGTTCATCCGTAGATTTACGGGAAAAGTATTTTCAGTTTCCGCAAATTGCCGAAATGATTAACTCACTGATAAGCATGGGAGTTAAATCATCCCCGCTATATTTTATCATGTGGGTTTACGGTTCTTTGCAGTAAAAAACCGAAACAGGAAAAGGCAGAAATGAAAAAAGTAATAAACAAGCATGATCTGAGGATAGACTGGTTAACAACCAACGGCTACTACATTGAACTGCCTGCCGGTTTGGTCAGTCGGATTCTCATGCTTGGATTCCTATACCGTCAGATCAAAGAGGGTAACGGAATTGCCATTCTCCAACAGATCACAAAGGGAATATCTCAAACGCAATTATATTCGTACAAGCGGGGTAATTGGTCAGTGCCAGGAAACAAGTACAACAAATTGAAGTTACTGGAAAATGAGATTCTTCACCTGAATATCAAAGATCGGAAAACCGATAAGCTGACCGGATATACCCTCACACTGGTCCACAAGGAACTGATGGCAGAGCCTGAGTCGAAAACAATCTCGGTTCAAAGGGCGGTAGAGATCAGGGAGGAATTGGTTAATGAGGAAGAAAAGAAGCGCAGAACATTTTCCTCAGTGAATGAGATTGAAGAAGTCGCTCTCAATATTTGTCAAATGTTCGCCTCCGGTAGAATAACGATATATGAGGCGTGCGCTCGTTTCGATGTATCCTATTTGGATTTCTTCAAATGGGTTATAGGCATGGACCCAGTGAAGCAAATGTATGAGGATTCCGTTGCCGTAGCAAAGTTCGTCACCGAAAGTCAGATTTACACTGTATCCGCAAACATGATCTTGGAGCGATTGAAAATAGGATACACAACCGTAACCGATATTGTTTATGACACCTTATGGGTTAACGGTCAAAAAGAGTTTACCGAAAAAGCAAAGCGCACCACTACCCGAGAGATTTCACTATCTGAAATGATCAGGGTCATTTCCCTGTTAAAGAATGTAACCGGAGCACCCTCCATAGATCAGGATGATTTCAGTGATATGTCAGATGATGATCTGTTCAACTATATCAAAGAAGTGAGGGCAAGGGTGGGAACAAAGCGCAGCAAGGAAAGCGATCAGGAAGAACTACCTATACCGTTTCCCGCAAAAAATATTCTCCCTGACAATGAATAGGTTGCCAGCTATTTGAAAAAATAGTTGAAAAAACACTTGACATTTCATTTTTTTGATGTACCTTTGTCACGCAACAATCAAAAAAACCGAAATGAAAACAACCTTAAACACCCTCCGCAAATTAGCTGAACGCAGCGGTCACACTGAATTAGTTGAAAAAATCGCAAGAATCCAAATCTCACAGAGAGAGATGGCCGAGATCAGGGCACACCAACAGAGAGAGCGGGAACTGACGAGAATGGCCATGTTTGAGGCCGGTATCAATTATGAGTTAACCGTTATCTACGATAACCCGAATCCAACGGTGAGGAAAAAAGTTGACTTCATTCCACTGGAAGGATGGCAAAACGCAAATCTCATTTTCAATGAGTATTATGAGACTGGATTCTCCAAGAACCTTTTCTCAATCACTTTAACACTGGATGAAAAAGTGGTCCGCAAAGTAACTTTCAAGAAATAACCCTTTAACCCCTATAATCATGAGAACACCACAATTTGCCTCAATGTTAATTATCTCTCCGGAATTGGTTGAACAGATCACCTACCGGATATCACTCCTCAAAAAACGCTCCAAGAGTGAATTGTTTGCCACTTACCAACAATATGAGAGATTGAATATGTCTCATGTCATGAGAGAACCGAAAAGCACGATGGTCTCAGAAATACTGGAAAACGAATTCGGAGGTTCCCGCATGGAAACCTATTATGCAATCCAAAACGCAAAACGCCATGGGAAAAGGAATCGGTAAGGTTGCTCCCTTGTTTAATCCAAGGGTAAACCCAAAAGAGACATATCCATTGAAAACCCGCATTGAGTGGAAAGGGTATCAGGGAGAGGTAGTGGGGTACTGGTCAAACTTCGGGATACTGGTCCTCTTTGATGGAGATAACGAAAGTAAAATTATGAATTGTCAGCACGATAAAATAACCACAATATGACACTCACAAACGAAGATAAAAAGCAGATCGCAGTAACTATTCTCCAACAGATAGGGGGTAATAAGTTCCTTGCCATCACTGGTTCAAAGGTCCAGTATTTTGGCACAGATAAGGATACCGGAAATGTTTACCTGATGTTAAAGCTGCGCCGCAATAAGGCGAGAGCGCAATACCTGAAAATAACACTGGATGCCAGTGATACTTACCGGATGAAGTTTTTCTCGGTGGATGATGAATTGAACCATATCGTCAAATGGGAACGGGATACGATCTATGACGATGGGTTGGCACCAGTGTTTGAGGAAGTAACCGGATTATATACAAGTTTATGAAAACAAGCGATGTCATTGAATTGGTAATGAAAGGCAAACCCTTTGCCTCAATATCTGAAAAGCAGTTAAACTGGATTACCGGAGTAGCTGCAAAGGAGAGTGATGTTCATTGCCAGGGCACCGCTCCCCTCTATATATTTCTACCTGATATGAGAGTTTACAAAGTGAAACAGGCAAGGTTAATGGCCTCGGGTGGTTCCTACGGAGCGTACCGAACGGTACAGGGCCGTTTCTCCATTGAGTTATGTTACCATATCGTTTTCACTGATACAGGCCTCACAGAGTTCTGCAATTACATTGAGCATGATCGCCTCGTTCGGGAGGGTTATCCGGTTGAGATATATTACGGATGGAACTATCAAACCGCAACGAGATCGTAAAAAATAATTGATCTATCCAACAGGAGGTTACCTGATATTTGAAAAAATATATGAAAAAAAACTTGACAAATCGTTTTTCTGTATTACCTTTGTGGAAGCAACAACCTAAAAACCACGAAAAATGAAAAAGCAAGAGATCACATTGAAAACGGTTCCTTATCTTGGACTGAAACACACTGAATTGAGAATGTTCTTCAACCGGATTCTTGTCTCCGCTCAAATGGCTGAGCCGGGATGGTGGGGAGATGGCACTCAGGGGTACTCGAAAGATATGACATTTGAACTTTGGCACACACACGCCTGTATCAATGATTCCGGTACCGGTATGGATGATGTCGCTCGGTTCACTGGTATTGACCTGTTGACCATGAGAACTGAGTTCGGGACATTTGAACTGCGGGAGAGGGTCCCGAATGACAAACCTATCAAGGGCGTGAATAGCATTTGCGGGGTATTGATCATGACGAAAATTGACGATGTAAAAACCATAATTGAGGAGGGAAAGTAATATGAAAACAGATCAGAACGGTTGCTCCACTTGTCCGGTTAATGAGGAACGCTACGCTCAATTTATTCGCAAAAAGAGAGGCGTGAAATTGATCTATGTCCAGTACGATTACAGGCACTCAGATGGAGAGTTATTCTCCACTGTTGCTCAAACACTGGCAGAATGCCGTAACCGAAAGAATACATGGATAGCACAGAAAAATCAAATACTAACAAGCGCAAAATGACAGACGAAACATTGAACAAGGGTAATGATCTTCGGGATAAGATCAGAGCCTGTAAAGCAGTATTGGCATCATTCGCATGGGAACCGATGTTTGACGGGGATATATCCTACACTCGGCACCCGCAACTTATCATTGAATCGGATGATGGGGATGAAAGTCGTGAACAATTCAAGGTGCCGGGAGAGGTTGCTCCGGATATGTTAACTCATATCAGGGATTATGCTACCTCACTCCTCAACCAGTATCAAACCGAATTTGACAATTTAATTGTGGAACAGGTAAACATAAAACTAAATGAGAGCAACGAGTAAAAAAAAGCAAAGCGCAAGGGGTGGAGCAAGGCAAAACTCCGGTCGCAAAAAAGAGGAAAATCCAAAGGTAGGTTTGACAATCTACATCAGGTCCAGTGAGGTTAACTTGCTCGGAGGAAAAGAAAAGGCGAGAGAGATCGCAACGGAATATCTGCGCACTCAGGCCAACATCAAATCAGTGGAGGAAATGTTATCATGACCGATACCGAAAAAGCACAGGGGTTAATTGGTGACCTGATAGGTAAACCATTAACGAAACCCGAAATAAGCGCATTACAGAGCTTACATTTAAGGGGGTATCTCGGTCGATGTGGAGCTAAGAACAAAAGAGATCGTCTCGCACTGCTCAGGGGATTGATCGACAGGGGGTATATGACAGATAACCTGATAGTGACCCCGAAAGGAATTGAAGAATCAAAACCTAAATACTTACAACATGGATAAAAAAGAGAAATTAATTCAGGATTTGCTTTGGTCAATATTTTGGAAAGAGTTTACCATAAAGCAGCGCAAGGATGTGATCGCTATAATTGAGGATGAATACGCAACGGTGCACGAAAAGGCAACCGATCTTTGCGATTACCTCAAAATTGAGCGGAGATTTAACCGCAATGCAATGACGCCAATTATCGGAAATTATTTAAAAGAAAAGGATTGATCATGGATAAAGAAAAACCGGAACTGGAAAGTCACGAACAGATATTCATCAGGGAACTGGCGAATCGTGGAAATTATACTTACCCGAAGTGGTACAAAGCGCAAGACAAGAAGATTCTCCACTTGAAGTTAATCAGGTTGGGTTACCTCACTGGAATGCTCCGGATATCTGACAAAGGTCGGGAGCGTGCGAAATCAATTAAGTGACATAAAACCGCAATAAAATTGCATAAAACCGCAATTAATTGACATGAAAACGCAAAACACTGATATAATAACCTACTCCCCTGGTGCGCTCCTAATCATGGAACGGGAAGGGTTGAGATGCGAAGTCGAAGTTATCAATACCAATCCCAAGGATGAAAAACTATACCTATGCAAAACACCATTCGGGATGATCTATGTTTCAATCTTAAACATCAAAGGCTATGCGAATAGAAGTACAATCTCCGGCACGACCGGAAAATGATTACACAATCATTGAGCCCGGGGTAATGGGCACGATTCAGAACTTTAACAATGAGAGAGTTTGCACTCATGAGTTTTCGGAGGATGAAGTAAGGGTTATTCTCGGTGCGGATAATTACCGTAAATTTACGAAACAGGGAGTGAGCGAATTTAATATCTCTCGGGGTAAACTGGACCTGATAAGGGGAGCTCGTCAACCGCTCACACGCAGGGATAATGAAACACTCTTACAACTTTTATAAATCACAATATGAAAAACAGGAATATTGCTATACGAATTGGATTACTAATTGCGGTAATTGCTGCATTTTGGTTCATCACTGATTACATCACTAATTACCATACGGAATTAGAGCATCCCGAACCGGTAGAGAGCATCAAGCCGCCAAAGTTAACCGACACCATTAAGATCAGTGGATAATCGTCACCGGAGATGTTTATAAAACCGGAGTAGATCAATTCGGGGAGTGCTATATCTCGCTTCAGGCGCATTACAAAAATCCCAAGGCAAATGTTATCTGCTATTTCGAGAACGGTATGGATATTGCCCTGATTAAAGAGGGTGCAATTATATCAGTGTTAGGAAAATGCAAAGGGATGAACACGAATGTCGAATTGATCTATTGTAAACAGATACATTAACACTTAAATTTTACGGTCATGGGTAAAGATGAAGAAATACCGGAACAGGCTTACAGGAAAATCAAAGAGGGCAAACGCATTGCTGCTATCGGTGCGAAAAAGGTAGTTAAACAGATTGAAAAGCTGACTAAGGAAAATGACAGATTTAATAAAGAGAAGGAGCGCAAGTAGGACATTACTGGTGGATGCCGCAAAGCGGGTACAAAGGGAGTATTATCAGACCCATCCGGTGCAGTGGCAAATGGAGCGATTTCAGGAATCGGAGACTAACTGGTACTGGTCCAAGTTTGCGGGATACGAAAACCATCAGTGGGATGGAACACCGGACCCCTTTGCTACCGCTATCAATGCATTGGCAG